GCAGCAACAGTGCAAACGGCTCCACCAGCGGCTACGCCAACTGACGAAAACCCCTTTAAACCGCCGTTCTAATCGGTCATCGTTGAGCGGTTAGCGAATAAACCGTAAACGGTAAACTTATAAACTTACAAACTAAAGAACTTACAAACTAACTAACAATCATGGAAAAGAAAGAAATCAAGCAGAAAGTTTACGAGATTATTATCAACACCTTAGGCGTGGAACCTGAGGACGTGAAGGATGAGTCACAGATTGCAGGCGACCTTGGCGGCGACTCTCTCGACGAAGTGGAGATTACCATGAAGCTGGAGAGCGAGTTTAGCATCGCCATCTCCGATGACAAGGCCGACAAGTGCAAGACCGTAGGTGATATCTGCAAGTTGGTTGAGGGAATATTGAATGAAGAGTGAAGAATGAAGAATTTGCTGCCGCCGTGCAGTTGAGTGTCGTTCTTGACAGGTTCACCAATTAAACAATAACCGATGGGTCAACTAACAGACGAATTACAGAACAAGGTGGATGCAGCTATCCGACTGATACGTTCAGCTGGCGCTGGAGGAGAAGTCGTGGAAGTTGCTTACAGCGGCGGCAAGGATAGTGACGTGGTACTGGAGCTTACGCGAATGTCGGGCATAAAGTATCGCGCCATCTATCACAACACCACCATTGATCCTCCAGGAACCATCGAACACGTAAAGGCGCAAGGCGCAGAGATAGTTCGCCCTCCAAAATCATTCTTTCAGTTGATGGAGGAGAATGGAATGCCTAACCGCTTTATGAGAAGCTGCTGCCGCCTGATTAAGGAGCATAAGACGCTTGACCGTGTTATCATGGGTGTGCGTAAAGCGGAGAGTTCTGACCGAGACAAGAATTATAATGAGCCAACCGAATGCAAGGTGTATCGTAACGGAACAGCCGAAGCTTTCTATCCCATCCTTTATTGGACAGATGACGATGTAGTGGAGTTTATCGAGGCGCGAGGAATTAAGATTCACTCGTTATATTATCGGGAGGATGGCACCATCGACGCTAAACGCAGACTGGGTTGCATGTGTTGCCCACTTGCGTATTATCGGAAGCGACTCGAATACTTTAAGCGTGTGCCTGGAATGGTTAAAGCGTATTGCCGTGCCGCACAGCGGTTCCGCGAAAAGCATCCCGATAACACTACCGTAAAGAAGTATGCTGATGTGTACGAGTGGTTTACTCGTGAGGTATTCTTTGAACGCCAAGCTCACTTCGAGGACCATAAGCGAGTAGTGCAATTTACCCCCCCAATTATAAGAACTTCTTAGAACAATATTTTGGAATAAAATTATAAACTAACAAACTTACAAACTCAAATAATGATTAACCACGATACACTGGAAGGACTGATGCGCGAGATGATAGAGAAGCATATTGGTCTGGACCTGTCGGCAAAGATTCTCTGGCAGTTGAGGAGCTACGAGGAATGCATCGAACTCGAAAGATATGCGGCGGCTCGTGAACTTTCCGAGGAACTGACGGCAAGCAAAACCCGAACTGAACACGCACGACTGCAACTGAACCACTACCTAACAGTAGCAGGAATAGAAGGCTTTAGGCTTGTATCGGTTAGCGGTTAATTTTTAACTTTCAATTAAAATAAGGCTATGACAATACGAGAAGCACATAAGGCATGGGGAGGCAAGGCCGATCATCTGCTTACCTACCATCGTACAATGAACGTATTTGATAAGGGGTTTGAGTCACTGGACCTCTGCAGGCACATAAACCACTATGGCATAAAAGATTTTGCCGAGGCGCTGCGGAAGTCCGGCCTAAATTACGCAAATATGCACATGGCGGCCAGCGTGATGTGTAAGGTACTTGAAGAATACGGAACAATAGATTTTACAGCAGAAGATCTTCTGGATTACAAGGAAGAAGGAAAAGACCAACCAGCGACCCCTCCCGTAATGGAGGAGAGTCCCGAGTGCCCGCCATCAGTCGAGCAACCGCGCGACACTACCGCCGGGAAAAACTCAAAAACTCAAAAACTTACCAACTCAAAGGTCGTGAAAAAGAAAGGGATCACTAAGCCAAAACCGGTGAATCAGATAGACCCCAAGTCGGGACTTGTCTTCGCTACATACGAGAGTGTATGCGCTGCAGAAAGAGCGGTTGGCGTTAAGAACATCCGCCGTGCCATCGAGATTAAAGGAAAGGCTGGCGGGTACCTGTGGGAGTACGCTACTCCCGAAGAGGCGAATAGGAAGCCGGAACCCGAACCGGAATCCAAAAATAACGAAACAATGAACGTCGAAAACATATTATCCGTCCTTGAAATCGACGAGAAGCAGTTCTACCGTGACGATGGTATCTTCCTGAACAGAGAGCTTGCCGAGAAACTGAATGAGAAACTGTGCCCACTATTGGACCCCGTATATGAGCTAACACCCGAAGCAAGAAGGCTGCTGGAGTTAGCAGAATGTACCAATCAGGAGCTCGTAAATGAGATGCGCAAGCGAGGATGGAGAGGCGACATCGAAGTAGTGGAGAAGATTAGTCTTTAGTCAATTCATAATTCATAATTCAAACCTGAAACCCATCTATCATCTATAATCTCTAATCTGTCATCTACTAACAATGCCCCGCGATTGGAAAGGAGGGTCAGCCTCCACGTTTAAGACAATAGGTGCTTCCAACCACTGTGAGCAGGAACGCGCAGACAAAGACTATTATGCGACAGAGCCTTCCGCTACCGATTGGCTGTGCCAGTTGGAGCAGTTTCAGAATCCTATACTTGAACCTTCCTGCGGCGAGGGTCATATCAGCAAGCAGCTTATCGCACACGGTTACGAGGTGGTAAGCCGGGACCTTGCCGACCGTGGATACGGAGAAGCAGGATGCGACTTCCTCTGCCCAGAGGTTGAACCTTGGGCAGGCGACATCATTACCAATCCTCCTTATGCTTTTGCGCAGGAGTTTGTCGAGCGCGCACTGGAGATGTTGCAGCCAGGCCGTAAGGTAGCAATGTTCCTGAAGCTAACATTTCTCGAAGGCAAGAGGCGTGCCAACTTCTTCAAAATTACCCCCCCATTCGGGTATGGGTCAGCAGCAGCCGTCTGAACTGTGCCAAGAACGGCGACTTTGAGAACTCTCCCGGTTCTGCTACCGCCTACGCCTGGTTCGTATGGGAGAAAGGGTACAAGGGATATCCCGAGATAAGGTGGTTTAATTAGTTCAAGCGTCACGATCAGTGGTGTGACTTGATTTTGGCGTTAGCCTTTTCTATTTCCCTTGCTTCGCGTGCCATATCCTTCAGGTCGCCAAAGATGAAGATGGCGTTTGTATCATATACATCTTGGTGCGTTGGATAGGCACCCTTCCATTTCATGATGGCGTTTAACGTATCTATCTCTGCCATAAGAGGAGGTCGGTTGTCCATCTTACCCGAAGAAGAAAAGAGGTCGGGCATTTCGCGCCTGTAATACTCGATACAGGAAGAGAAGTATTGCTGCAGTACAAGGAACAATGCGTCTGATGCCTTATAAAAATGCTTGATGTTATGCTCTGCCTTTTCTACCGAATATGAATATACGTATTGTGGCGAAAAGATTGCCGTTCCGGAATCATTTTGCATGATACGCAAGGAGCTGGAGCATAGTGTATGGCTCATGAATTGTGCACGCAGCTTGGCAACTTCGTGAGTTTGCGAGTTTGTGAGTTGTTGGTTCTGCGAGTTTATGAGTTGCTTGTTGAGTTGCCAGTATTGCTGCAGAATCTTTTGCATATTGCCGTACTGCTGGTAGGTGATGGAGGTAAAGAGCGGATCGGGCAGCTTAAACTTGTGCATACCAATGCGTATGTATTCCTTGGGTAGCTGATAAAGCGTGTACGGCTCCTCCAACCACGATAGTATCCCCTTTGTAGCGATATCTTCCGAGCCGGACGGTTTGTCCTTTTCGTCGAACTGCAGGCCGAACAAGTACAGGTAGAAGTCGCCTGCATTTACCAGTGACATTTCCTTTCCATAGCTAACCACCAATGCTGCGTCGTTGTTATCTGGTGTGATGGCCGCCTCTGCGCGACGCACCACAACGCCCGTCAGGTACGAGTACACACTAACGTATCTGGCTATGCGGTCGTTTTGCTTGTTCATGATGTCCCAGACAGAAAGCAGCTGTTCCCAGCTCAGCTCGGACCAGGACGAAGGGACGGACGGGAGGGTCATACGTATTCCTTCTTCACGTAGTCGTTATAATCTACACAGCGGTTATAGGCTATACAGTCCTCGAATGTTGCATAGACGCCGTACCAGCCATCCAGGACGCGCCCCGTTGTTCCATATTGTACGTTCAGGTCAATAGCTTGCAAGGGGTGACGTCCGTTCTGTACGGCGCTACGCAACGTATCGAGATATCCGCCAGGGCGGAAAGGGAATGCATTGAGGATTTCCGACCCCTCCTTGAAGGCTGCCAGCATATTGCGATATGCCATCAGCGCACCCTTTGCCTTTTGCTTGGCATCGAGGGCAGCCTTGCTGTTGTCGTCAGCTTCCTGGGCAATCATATAAACCGTGCACGACGGGCGGTCGTAACGGTCGTCTATCTTGCCATCCAGACTTGTCTCCAGCACCACGGCAGGTGATCGTTTGTTTTCGAGTTCCCTGATAAGCGTCTCCAACGAGTACCAGTTGTCAACCATAAAGAACCGTTGGTTGTGTACGGGATGGTGCTGCATTGGCATGTATAGTTCCGCCCATTCCTCGGTAAACTTGTCAAAATGAAAACTGTTATGCATAACGTATTGGATTTTTATGTCGGCAAAGTAACGAAATAAAAGAAAAACAACCAAGGACAGACAGAAAATTTATAAAAAATGTGCAAAAATTTTGTGTGAATGCACAAAAAATGTATCTTTGTCGCAATTCATAATTCATAATTCATAATTCATAATTCATAATTGAAACTTGAAACTAAGGCCGCAGGCCATGAAACTTGAAACCTGAAACCGGGGGCGAAGCCCCATGAAACTTGAAACCAACGGTAAACGGTAAACCGTAAACAGTAAACTAACAAGCATGAAAACATTGACTGAGAGATACAAAGAAGTGATTGACGAATACGCCAAGGAGTTTGGCTATGCCACCGAGATTGACGGCAAGTTGTCGGAGGACTACTCTAAGTTTCATACGGAGGAGTACGGCTCGTTCACCATCGACGAGATACGATATATCGTTGATCACGAAGACATGTTGCACAAGAAGTACGCGAACATTGGACGCGAAGTGATTAACTGGTTCGAGTGTGTCATGGAATGCGTGGAGTTCGGACTGCATACCGTTGGCCTGCAGGACTGGTTGGAGGGCAATCAGAGACCTACGCCAGACGAGCGTGCACACATAAGGGCCATCCGCGACCATCTGAACAGGGAGATTGAGCGGCTGAACGAGGTAATTTGATTTGCCCCACGGGGCCAGAAAAAGTGTCCTTTCGCGCGTCTTCTGTTTTTTAGACCTTTGCAAAAAAATGAGAAAAATGGAAGACTATAGAACGTTGCTTGCCGGCTTACTTGCTGGAATACTGGGCTGGCTCGACCCCATTGCCGGCGATGTGTTCGCCATGATTTACGTGTTTGGAATGAACTTCATTGCCGGCTATCTGTCTGGAAGGATATGTTTCAATGAGGACTTTGACATCAAGAAAGCTTTCCGGTGTATCATCGAGGCGGCCATCTTCTTTGTAGTGGTAGTCAGTATCTATCTGGTAGGCAAACTGAAGGATAATCCAGACGGCGCAGTGCAATGCGTGAGTACGGTAGTGTATGTGGTGATTTACTTCTATACCACCAACATTTTAAAGAATGTCCGTAAATTCCTGAAGACAGGAACGCCCGCTTATAAAGTAGTGGACTTCCTTTACTTCCTGCTGAGCTTCGAGATTATCAAGAAGATTCCCGTACTTGGCGATTATCTGGAAGAATATAAAGAAAGAGAACAGAAGGTTCCTTAACTAAACTAATATAATATGCTAAAGATTGCTACTCACGATTCCGCCACTGGCGAGAAAGGAAGAGGTATCCTGTCGTGGTTGGTAACACCGTTCGCCAAGACGCAAAGCCTCACTATCGACGAACAGTATGTTGCCGGTTGCCGTAGCTTCGACCTGCGTGTCAAAAAGGTAGGCGACCAATGGCTGTGTGCGCATGGACTGTGGAAGAGTAAGCGAACGTTTGCGGACATCATCAAGCAGCTCGCATCCTACGGCGACCGCTGCCAGGTGTGTGTTACCTACGAAGGCAAAGCCGAGCACAACGAGGAGCTTATCGACCTGTACAACCGCATGCGTAAGGGTTACAAGCACATCATCTGGGGATATCTGGCCGTCAAGTATGGCAAGGATAGCAACGGACTGGTGGTAAAGTACGACATCATCCAGCAAGGGCATGAACTCTACGAGGGAGGCGTGCAGGGATTCCTTGCGCTGGACGGAAGAAGCTGGCACACGCTGCTGCCTATCCCCTGGCTGTGGAAGAAGATCTACCACAACAAGCCAGTGTTCAACGAGAGTCATTTTACGTATGTCGATTTTCTGCAAAAGAGTTATGAGCAAGATTAAAAAGACGTTCTTCTACCTGACGGTACCCTTTGTGTATGCGTGGATTATACTGGCGTTAATCGTATTCCTTGTCGGCGAGTCGCTGAGCTGGATTGGAGACGCTATGTCAGGCCGCCGCATCGGTGATGCCATAAGGAGGGTATGGTAGCTTTAATTCACAATTCACAATTCATAATTAAAACCTAAAACTGACTTATGAAAGTAGTTGTTAATGCAGGGCATACATTCGAGACGCCCGGTAAAGCCAGTTGCGACGGCAAGCTAAAGGAATGGGAATGGAACCTACTGACGGCGCAGCTGACCGTTAGGTCGCTGATTGCCAGCGGCATTGATGCCGAGCTTGTAAGGGCAACCAAGGAAAGTGATTCGCTTACACTGCCAGTAAAGCGCACCAACGAGCTGTGCAGCAAGTACGGCAAGAAGAATGTGCTGTTCATCAGCATCCACTGCAATGCCGCAGGCATGGGCAAACAGTGGATGAGTGCACGTGGCTGGAGCATCTGGACAACCGTCGGGCAGACCGAGAGCGATGTTTTGGCAACCTGCATCTACCATGGTGCAGAGCGCGCTTTTGCCGACGACAAGAAGTGGGGGCTGAAGTTGCGCAAGGATATGCGCGACGGCGATGTGGACTATGAGAAAAACTACTACGTCCTGCGTAATACAGCCTGCCCCGCCGTCCTGATAGAGAACTTCTTTATGGACAACAAAGAGGATTGTGCCTTCCTGCTTTCCGACGAGAGCAAAGCCTACGCTGCCGAAGCCATCGTACAAGGCGTGGAAGAGTACCTTAAAATGAAGAATAAAGAATAGACTTTAGGCTTTAGACTTTAGGCCTTAGTCTTTAGTGTAACTCACAAACTCAAAAACTAACTCATGAAACAGATCATATTTTTCCTCCTGATAGTATGCCTGTGCAGCTGTCGGACAACGAAGAGTACTATCGACTGGGAGCGGCAGATTGCCGAGAAGACCGAGTTGGTAAATAATCAGCAGTCGAAGCTGGATAGCCTGGCGCATGTGATACGCGAGCTGAACCAACAGAAGCACGAGTACGAGGAGCGTGACAGTGTGTATCAGCATACGCACATCACGGACTCAACCGTGGTAAAGGACAGCGTCTATACCAAGGAGTTTGCCGATGGTAGTCACGAGACTACGCGCATACGCGAGATATGGCATAACACAACGGTACACGATACCATTGTGGACCACTCCTCTAAGCGCGAGTTACAATCCGAGATAAGCCGTCTTACAGACAGCCTGTCATATTACCGCGACTATTGCGCAGAGCTGCAGCAGACGGAGAAGTCGGACAGCGTAAAGACCGTCATCAAAGAGAAGGTGGTAAAGACCTCTGTCAGCTTCTGGAGCTGGTGGTGGATTATTCTCATCCTCCTCGTTATTGGCTTCGTTGCCGGCTTTATTGTGAGAGGCAAGATTAGACTTTAGGCAATTCATAATTCACAATTCATAATTCATAATTCACAATTTATAATTCTCAATTCTCAATTTTCAATTCTCAATTAAAAAAGTGGTGAAACGAATCATACAGAGCTTCTGGACCGAGCCCATGCGCAAGAACCGCGTGGAGGACAATGTGCGTATGGCAACGCTTAGCCTGGAGTATGCGCACAGTTGCGGCTACGAGGTGGGTATGTACACGGATAGCTACGGTGCAGATTTGCTGAGCGACCTGCCATACGATACGTTCAGTACGGCGCTGGACGATATACCACCTGCGCGCAGGGCCGGCAGCATGTTTGCCGCAGGCAAGTACTTTGCCCTGCAGCAGGAGCCGCTGGGCGTGGTGCACACCGACTTCGACGTGTTCTTGCGCAAGCCCTGCCTGGACAAGTTCTTTGCAGGCGAGGGCGATGCTGTCTGCCAGTGTCGCGAATACATCTGGAACGAGAACGTATATAGAGACTGTGCGTATATCCTTCGGAACAACTTCTGCCCGAAGGCCATCAAGCCCGAACGTCCGCACTATGCCTATAACGTAGGCGTGATAGGCTTTAACAGTCAGAAGCTAAAGAACCTGTTTGTCGGCACCTACATGGAAGCCTTCGAGCATTACAGACACAGCAACCAACAGACGCTCCTCGACTTCTTCCTGGAGCAGGCATTCCTGTATCAGCTGCGTTACAGGTTTGACATCAGACCACTTATCAAAGGCACCTGCTTCGAGCAGGACTGGAGCACCATGAAGGCAGAGGCGACGGAGATTGGATACTGCCATCTGCAGAGCTCCTGCAAGTATTTGCCAGAGGTTCAGAAGCGCATTCAGGAGCTGTTAGAAGTGTCCTTTGGGTACTGAAAAAAGAGTATGATATTTGCGGCAGACATAAACCGCAATAAATATGATACTCAAACGAAGAATTGGAGTTGGAAGATCGGTTAATCTTTCAATCATCACAACGGGGAGTACACGGGAGTTCAATGCTGATAATGTTACCATTGTCCTTGTCCTGCCTGGCGGCGGAAAACGCGCCGTAGAAGCTTCCTCAGTTACGCCCACCAGCGTGGAGTTCTGGTTCGGCAAGGATTTGCAGAAGCGCCTTGGCCGGTATAGCGCCATTGTCTATATCGACAGAGGAGAGCAGAGCCAGCAAATAGTAGATTTCAGAGAATTTGTAGAGCTTGTACCGTTTTCGCATCAGGAGAGCGTGGAAAGTCAGACCATCAACGTCGAAGGTCAGCTTATCACCTTGGGTATCCGAGGCATGAGCGCCTACGAGGTTTGGCTGACTGCGGGCCATTCGGGAACCCCTGAGGATTTCCTGGACTGGCTGCGTAATTCCACAAGGCTGGACGAGTTGGAGCGCAGGGTAACTTATCTGGAGAGTCTGCATGGCATTACACCTCCCGGACCGGAACCTCCAGGCCCAGGTCCAGAGCCGCAACCCGCCAAATGGTACGTCGGACAAATTACCAAGACGCGCACAACGTTTGCACAGCTTACGGCCGAGCAGCTGCTGAACGCCAGTGTTGCCTATCTTCTCGCCGGCAAGAAAGCAGAGCTTACTATCAACGAGAGCTGCTGGTTCGTTATGGTGCCAGACGGCACACACGTAGAGCGCGCAAGCTATGTGGCAAACGGAATACCCAGCACATTTACCCGCGAGGAGATCGAGAATGGATTCGTTAGTGGCGTAACGCACGACGATGTCGTTATCAACGATATCACATACCACGTGTATGTGAACCGCAACACAGCCCTCGTGGAAAGCGGCGCGGAAGGCGAGTTTGTAATAAGTTAAGGCAATTCATAATTCTCAATTCTCAATTCATAATTGAATCCTGAAACCTGAAACCGGGGCGAAGCCCCATGAAACTTGAAACTCAAAAAACTTATAAATATGGCAAACGTACCTATCGGCGGGCAGATACAGCTTGGAGCCCCTAAAGCAAACATAGATGCAAAGTATGGCCCTTATGCATCCAAACAGGACGCTGTGGATGCTCTTGGAGAAGAAGGAATGGACGTAATCTGCAATGGTCTTACTGTAGGTATCATCGAAGACAACAAGATTACCGAATACTGGTTCCAGGGCGGAGTAACAATAAATCACCTCGTTAAGAAAAGCAGTGGGCTGAGAGTGGTAGACCTGAAAGGAGTTACTACACTTTTCGCGCTTCCTGCACAGGCGTCGTTATGTGTATTTACCTACAATAACGAGAAAGCCGAATCTATACCATGCGTGCATGACGGTAATAATCTGCTATTAGTTTATTGTAACGTCATTGACGGCAACGAGGCGGTCGATAAGCTATACCTGATAGCGGGCCGGTCTGTCCTTAATATCTGGAATGCGGACAGCGCCCCGGCGTGGACTGAATATTATACAACCAAATCACAGGTAAGGGCAATCAAAGATATTATTGATTCTTTAACTTTAGAGAAATAGAACTTTTATTAATTAACTAAATTATTAAGTTTATGGCATTATTGAAATTTAATCAGGAAGGTAAAACCCGCGAATGGGCTGCCTCCAGCGGAACGGCTGACGTTATGTACTTTTGTGCAGACGGCACCATTGTTCTTAACGGACAAGTTTGTGGTTCCTATTCCGTAACTGCAAGCGGTGTTAATGGCAAGATCAATGTCAATGGCACCGACATTACTGTTTACACCCACCCCGCCGCACCTTCCGAGGCAGGAACCGGTGGCACGGCTGCCGCTGCTGTCAAAGTAGGCAAAGACGCAACGGGTCACGTTGTTTTGGGTGGTGCACTCGCCAAGGGCGATGTAGGATTGGGTAATGTAGATAACAAATCCGCCGCTACACTGAAGAGTGAATTTGCCGGTAGTATTGCTGACGGCAATACCGGCTTTGTTACTGGTGACGCCATTTACGATGCGCTTGGATTAAAGATTGATAGCAGCGAAAAGGGCGTTGCCAATGGTGTTGCTACCCTCGACTCCAGCGGCAAGGTTCCCGCTTCCGAACTGCCCAGCTATGTGGATGACATTATAGAAGGCTACTACTACAATGGCGCCTTCTACTCTGACGCTTCGCATACACAGTTTATCACTGGCGAGGCGGGCAAGATTTATGTGGACATCACTCCAAATGCATCTCCAGCCAACAGAACGTATAGATATTCTGGAAGCGCATACATCGAGATTGTGGCCAGCCCTGGTACTCTTGATGATATCGCAGAAGGTACCACCAACAAGCATTTTACTGCTACCGAAAAAACCAAGCTGTCTAACATTTCTGCCGGTGCTAACAAAACCGAAGAGAGCGAAAGCAACGGTTTTATTAAGATAGACGGCATGGAAACGCAGGTTTATGAACACCCTGCAGCTCCAGCTTCTGCCGGCACTGGCGGAACAGCCCCTTCTGCCAAGAAAGTTGGTATGGATGCGTCAGGCCACGTAGTTCTTGGTGACGCACTTGCTAAGGGCGACGTAGGATTGAGCAATGTTACTAACGATGCCCAGATTAAAGCTGTAACCAATTCTACCGAAGGACATTTGCTTGCATTTGGAATAGATGGCAGCACCGTAGAAGACGCAGGTTTCGGTGAAGATGTATTGGAGAAGAATACCAACAAAGTAACCACTGTTAGGGATGCCTCTAACGCTTCGGATACTTCATACCCATCCGAGAAGGCTGTTCGTACTGCCATCAATAGTAAAAAGACTGCTTATACTGACCTGGAAAGTAATCTGCAAGGTAAGATTGATACTTATGAGGGTCATGTTAATGATGCAGGTTCAGATACAATAACACCTGTTAGCAGAGGTTTATATAAGATTGGTGTTACAGAACAGGGTCATGTAAGAACTGATACTGGTAATACTCCTACTGCTGTTGTTAAATCTGATTTAACTGGTCTTGGAGTAGAAGATGCTTCTAATAAGGTTACTTCACTGAGCGCAAGTTCAACTGATACTCAGTATCCTTCTGCTAAATGCATGTACGATTTGATTAAGGCTCTTCAGGACAGAGTTGCTGATCTCGAAGATGCTCTTACCCTTGAAAAAGCTTCTGAGTAATTAACTTATTATAAACCACAGGGAGAAGGTTGAAATATACCTTCTCCTTATCTAATTTAAGAAGATATGGCATTTATAAATTTTGGAATGGCTAATACTTTAGCCCAAGCTAAAGCATCTACTAATAAAAATAAACTTTTCTTTCCAACAGATTCTAAGAAAATTGCTATAGATGGCAAAGAATATGGTGGATTAGATGGTGTTGACATTGAATCTAAGAATTCAATGTATGGTGTTGTTGGAAATGGTAATAATATAACTGATGGTGTTGCAGCAATAAAAGGTATTAAAGGTAATACTATTGTGTGGAATCAGTTGATAAAAGATAGTAATTTTTCTAAAGGTAGTAGATACTGGTCAGGAAGTGGTAATATTAGTATAGCTGATAATGTATTAACATTAGAAGTTACCGTAACTTCAGGAACTTACGTTGGAATAAGACAAAGTTTTAGTGGCATAGTTGGACATAAATACTTTATTGATGCTAAAATAAGTACGTCAAATCCGACTGGTGGAGAATTATATATAAATGTAAATAACTCTTCCACTGGTATATATGCTCATGCAAGCGCAGATGAAGAAAATGTATTTAAAAGAGTATCTGATATTTCAACATGCACTCTTCCTGGGTCAACTGTAAATATAGGACAAATTGAAGCAAAACAAGGGGTAACGCTAAGAATTAAAAATCCTCGTTTTATTGACCTCACCCTTATCTACGGTTCAGGTAATGAGCCTACTTCTGTAGAGCAATTTGAAGCCGACTATCAAAGATGGTTTGGAAAGCCACTTGGGTATGAACCTTATGATGCTGGTAGTCTAAGAAATGTAATGATGTCTGCCATTAAGACTACTGGGTTTAATCAATACAATCCTACAACTGGTAAGGCAAATGTATTTGCAGGGCTTACTTATTATATTGGAGGAGCATATTCTACATTAACTATAAATGGAGAAATTATAGCTCCTATTAACAGAAAATTTACTCCTTCGGTTAACGGTGAAGTTGTTGTTAGTGGCGGAGATAATACTACGGTAATTAATGTTTCTAACGATGCTATAAATGGACAATACAAACCTTATTGGAACTCAACAAAGTCTATTCCTGTAACTCAACTTACTGGTAAGCTTAACGGACAAGGCGAAAGTATTACCATCTTCCCTGATGGAATGAAAAGAGCAGGTAACATACATGATGAAATCTTCGTTGACAATGGAGTTGTTAAGGCTATCAAGAGAGTTGGTGCTGTGGATATGGGAACGTTGAGTTGGGATATGGGTGTGCCAGCATCGAGTACGTATGCAACACCATTTTTTGCAACTCTTCCAAAAAAAGCAAAAGCCATTGGACGAGGAAATACATGGGACACCTTTATTACAACAAAAGGTTATTTGCCAAAATCTGCATACGACTTTGGATATATGCAAGATAAAACATTATGCACGAGAAATGGAGAAGGGAGAGTGCTTATTATTGGTGACAATTCGTATTCTTCTGCCGCATCATTCAAAGCCGCCATGCAAGGTGTTATGCTCTACTACGAGCTTGCAGAGCCACAAGTATATGTACTTGACGATGATGTATTGCCACTTATGTATAAGGTGGATGAACTTGGAACAGAACAAGTGCTTCCCGAATGTACAGAAGAAACACCTTGCTGTGCTCCTGAATTAGATATTAGATACAGAATTACTCCTGTTGAAGTTCTTGATAACTTCTCAAAGGTAACTAATAATAAACAAGTAAAAGCTGTAGCTGATAATGCAAGAATACTAAACAGAATTGTTACTTGGGGTGGTGATGGAGCTACAGTTAAAGATGGTGGTAAAACTATAAACGACCTTCTTCCTGTTAGTTTGACAATAGATTGGAGTACTGATGTACTCCAAGTATCTGAGTATTCTAACTTTAAGGATACTCCGAATGCTGTTGTATGTAATTTCCTTGGTAGTATTATACCAATGACTTTCTGTTATGATCAAATTGTGTCTAAGCTTATAGGAATGTTTGTTACTACAAATGATATTGTGTACACTTGTCAAGATGAAGCGGGTGTTTATCTTAATGTAGATGAAATGTACGTATTGCAAATAGATGCAGAATGGGATGCTGGAAATCTTCAAGATTTGGATACTATTTCAATTAGAAAGATGGATGGAACTTATGTTTATTCTGGTGGTGATGATAGTTCAAGTAGTGGTAGTGGTAGTGAACCTTATAATGATTGGATAATAGATGGTAGTACTCCAGATGGTACGAGTATTCTTGGCTTATTTAATTTCAACTATATTGGAGGAGCGACAATCTCCATGATTACCTGCTGTCCTGAAGGCAGTGATGATCCTATATTTGCTACAGGTTCAGGTACAGGAGAATATCCTAAAGATGTTTTTTGGGACTCTACTTATCATTATTGGTTCATTCAAGGAGGTTTTTCTACAGAAGGTACTTATGTATTAAAAGCTTATAATGCCTCCTATAATGTAGTATCTGAAATACAAATAGTTATAGTATGAATATAGATTATATTATACCATTTGTAGATGGTTCTGATATTGAATTTCAGAAAGTATATAACAAATATTCTCCTACTTCAAAAAGGGAATCCAGAAGTAGGGATTGGGATGTACTGAAATATCAATTAAGAAGTATAGAGAAGTTCTTACCTTGGATAAACAATATATACATTGTATTGTCAATAGGAGAAACACAGATACCCAAATGGCTTAATATAAACAATGAGAAGATAAAGATAGTATGGGATTGGGAGATAGTACCTAAAGGTGCTCTCCCAACCTTTAATAGCAATACTATTGAACTCTATTTTCCAAAGATAGAAGGTCTTAGTGAACATTATCTTACTGCTTGTGATGATTATCTTATAACTAAGCCTATGCAGAAAGAAGATTTCTTTACTGAAGATGGTAAAGTTAAACTTAGAATATGCAGAGGTAAGTTTAAAAGAGGTATATATAGCATGAGTGTATTTAATAGTGTAAGAATGTTCAATCTTCCTATTGAACGTAAAAGAGCTACTAACAATATTATGTATTACTATTGTGCTTGGGCAGACCATACTATTACTCCTCATTTAAAAAGCTATAATCTGAAGTTTCTTGAAGAACATGAACATAAGATTAGAAGTAGTCTTACTATGTTCAGAACTCCTATAAACCTTACATGGCTTATTTATCCTCTTAACCTTAGAAAACAAGGTATGCTTGTAGGTAGTACTATCAAAGGTAAAACCTATAAGATATTTAAAGATGAAGATATTGAAGCTATTGATTTAAATATAGCTGATGTAGTTGTTATCAACGATAGCTATAAAGGCAAGGACTGGCTAAATGCAAAAGAAAGACTGAGAGAAAAAATGAATATTGTTTTACCTGATAAAAGTGAATTTGAATTATGTGGAAGTTTTTAATTAAATTGATTTGGGAGTTGCCCTCTAATGTAGTTGGTTTTATCCTTATGTTTTTTCTTGGTGTAGATAAAATCAAGTTTAACAAGGATAAAGGTGTTCTTGAATTTACTATGAGTCCTGGTGGAGGTGTTACCACAGGTGTATTCGTCTTTGCAGGATACAAGAATCATGATGAGATTATCAAGCATGAACTTGGTCATGTAAGACAAGGTTGGATTTGCGGTCCTCTTTATCTTATTGTTATTGGGATACCAAGTCTTATTTGGTGTTGTATTTATAGGAGACTTGGGAAACCCTATGACTGGTTCTACACTGAAAAGTGGTTGATGGACGAGTAACGTTTTTTTGCGAACAATCACAAAAAGTTCAGTATGACTATGCACGCAGGCCCATAAAATAAAAAAAGAGGGAGCTTTATATAGAAAAGCCCCCTCGACTGCTTAGTGAACCACCACTTACCCCCGCAAGAGGCACAGCCGAGGGAGCTATATTGCTTCCTTTTCTTACCTTCTGCGGGGGTATTATGTTTAAGTATTGGCGGTTCGCCGACAAAGGTATGTAAAATATGTAAACAGACAAAATATTTTGTTATGAAAGTTTATAAAATTTTGTTTTTAGTACCAGAATTATTGGAAACACTGCATAAAAACGGCATAAAAACAGGGGATTATAAGTGGATAAACCTGTATAAAGAGTATCTGAACATGAAAAGCATGCACCACAAGACGGGATATATTGTCGCCGTACTGGCCGAGCGCTACGGGATATGCGAGCGCAAGGTCTATAAAATCCTTGCCAAGATGAATAGGGAGATATAATCGCACACACCCTCCTCGCACGCTGCCAAACAGGTGCAGTGGGATAAACGGCATTTGTTTCATGCGTACTGAAAGAGTGGATAATTTTGGGATCGTCAACATATCCGTTGATGGCGACACGCGCCGTCCCGAAGGCGACATGCCCGCAGTGCGGGATGAACACCGCCACCACCCCACCACCCGTAAAGGCGGAAAGCAAGACTGAGGATGACGACAAGAAGACAGAGAAGCGGCCAACCAAGAAACGCTAAATGGACAAGCGAGATTTCGAGATGCTTATGATGCTGCGCGAGATAGACCGCAAGGTATCGCGACAGAACTGGCTATGGGACTTCAGTAGTAACATAGCAGGTAATGCCGTATGGGATGCTGCGGTCTTTCTGGGCAAGCGGCTGATAAGGAGAATCAGATTTTAACCCGTAAAAAACAAAGTTATGAACACAAAGGAATTAATGGAGAAGTACCATGGTCTTTACGACTATATGGCTCAGAGCGGAAAGCCCGAGAACATGAAGGCTTTCGGTGTAGTTATGACTGCCATGATGGAGGATATGGCACAGAGTAATCCTGCCAAGGCAGAGGAGTATGTCAACCGACTGGAGGCAGTTAAGTGGAACAACTACCTTACACCCACCGAGGCGGACAAGATCATTGCCGGCATGGAACCCAAGGCTCCCTGGACAAGGGAACAGTGGCGCGCCGCGATGGAACAGAACGGCTTCGAGATGGAGGAATGGCCCTGCTACAACAAGTGTGCGCTGTACGTTACCATGAACATGATTATGTCCGACTCTTCCACTACCCTATCCAAGTACGTTGATGCCAACGACCTCTTTAAGGCCGTTCACGACCTTGCCGTTGACAAGTTAAAGGACAAGGACAAGATGTTCAACATCAGGAAGTACTTCCTTTGAAAAGTGAAGAATTAGACTTTAGGCAATTCATAATTCATAATTCATAATTGCTTCCCTCTTCCCTCTTACATCTTCCCTCTATTAGAGCTCTCCCATAAACGGGTTGTTCTCTGCGGTGTATTCGCCGTTATAGTAGGGGTCGTAGTAGCCGTCGCCGTCGCCACCTTCCTCGTCATCGCCACTGGGGTCCGGTTGGTTGCCAGGCATATATTCGGTACCATTGACAACCACCCATCCGATATGCGTTGCCAGCATCTTAATGATGCAGGGGTAGGCTGGGTTGAAGTCGCGGATGTCGTATGGCTTATTTTGGCGGATGTAGGTTATCACGTCCTGACGACTGCTGACGGATATCAGGGCAGGATATTCCTTCGAGGCTTGCGTCATACCGTATGAGGGTGCTACGCCTACGAATGTGTACTCCTGCCCAACATAGTCCCTGGCTATTGGCAGGTATAGGGTGGGGCTGCCGTTGCACAGGCTCAACAGGATTACGTTGTAAGGATTCTCTTCGGGGTCCAGCATCACCTCCTCTTCGCCTACGGTAGAGAAGGGTCTTGTCGTTACGTTCTGACGAATGGCAAGCACGGCACGGCGCTGCTTCACCATCTTTTCGCCCTGCAGCTCCACCTGCTCGAACATCTCTGCCGCACTGCCCTCCTCGCGGTACTGGTCGCTGCCAAGCGTACCCGTAGAGAACTGCACCTCGCACTTCTCCGTCTCGCTGTTATAGGTCATGTAGCCAAGGTTGATGTAATAGACGTGCCCATAGCGATCGTCGCCTGCCATCTGGTCCATGCCCTCAGGCGTATATTCCTGTGGTGTATGCAGCGTGAACAGGATATCCGCATGGTCTGGTATTATCTCCTCCTCCACGTTATCTTCCGTTATGTACGTCGAACTAACGCGCGCATAGATGTATAATGGAGAGCCGTTCTGCATGGCCTGCCAGTTGGCATCGCCTATGCGGATAACCTTGTCCGCCAGACTGAAGCTGCGGTAGTCGCCCGAGGGCAAGGTTCTGAATGCATCAATGTTCGAGTCATACACCTGCAGCGTTGCACCAGTGGAGATTGCGCGCACATTCCGCGCAACGTTGTCCGCATTAACCGTAACGGTCAGTTCCTTTAGCTTGTAGTTCATTATTTTGTAGATTAGAGACGACAGATTATAGATTGGTTCAAGTTTCAAACCGATAACCGAATTACGTTACCATCTCGAAGCCGGCTTTTACGAACTGGTTCATGCGGTTCTTCATTGCATCGTCGCCGGCTAAGCTCTCGTATATAATATTGGCACCCAGCATGTAGCCGAAGTAGGCTGTCAGGCGCTCTGTCAGCATACGCGAGTGAAGCAGCAGCTCGCCGAAAAAGAAAGGAGCCGCTTCGCGCTGCAGGCGATGGGAACCACGCCTTCTGTCAACGGCAATACGTGCGTAGTCAACACCCGATATGGCGCTTGGTTTGCCGCCGTTTGACAGCTTATATCCACGCTGAACAGCATACTCCACGAAACGGATATATTCCATAACGTAGAAGGTACAAAGCCGAATGTCTCCACCGCTTCCTGCATAAGCAGCCCAATGGATCTCGCGGGCAAGGTTGCCAGAGAACTTCTTTGGGCGATACGGTGAAACTGCCATACGTTTCAGGTTGCGGTCTATTCGCTCGACGATATCGTTGCATGTACCTATAATCATGGCGCGTGCGGGAGGGGATTCCGTTGACATTCCCTGTTCCATGTAGCGCAGATATTCTTCGCGGTTTATTTTTGCCATTGCTTTTGCTTTTATAATGCAAAGGTACAGACAAAATTCTGTCCTTTGAAGGACGCTTTTTTCGTGGTTATTTTGCAGCAGATAAAATACGCAATTATTATGGCAAAGAAGACAGACAAAATAGCCTACGATTTGGTGCTTAACGCCAACCCGTTTATCAGTATGCAGCAGCAGATGAAGACTGCCTCAAAGCAGTGTGCCGAGGAGGCTAAGAAGCTGAACGAAGAACTGAAAATACTGAACGACCGCATTACGGAGACGGCAGGAAAGGGCGAGGATACCAAGGGACTGAAGAAGCAGGCGGAAGCCATCCGTAATCAGATGAAGCTAAAGAAGGCCGAGGCTGAGCTTTGGAAGAGAGAGTCCGAACAGCAATACTACGCCGTTGACAAGCTGTCTAAGGTGGTTCAGGAAAAGAACGGAATTATGACACGTAGCTGGAATCAGCTGAACGAGGTAGTAAAGCAAGCCAATAAGATTATGCGCAACTTCGGTAACGAAACTAACATGAAGAAGTTGCAGAAGGAGCTGGATGCATCCGGCTTCAAAGGCTCTGTGCAGGAGTACCAGCAGGCTATTACCAATCTGTCCGCTACAGCCAAAGCCCGTATGGCGGAGCTGGCTGCAGGCTTTACCAACGTAGTGGAGAAGGTGCGGCAGACTGGCGCCACCAGCAAGGAGGAGGGACAGCGCATGCTGTTGGCTTTGAGTGAGGTAAGGAAAGCTGTTGACACTTCTACTGCCGACGGAAAGGCACGCATGATAGAGATTGACGAAGCTATTAACAAGGTCAATGCCGACATGGAGAAGATGGCTATTAACAGCAGTGATGTTGCCAAGGCGCTGGGTGCCTTTGATGCCAACGGCGCATTGAAGAATAGCACAACGGCTTTTAGTGGCAGCATTAATCAGATGGAGCGCATGAAGGCCAGTCTCCTGGCATGGCAGCGAACCATTGATACCAGCGTACCTAAAGGCCGCGCGGAGTTTCAAAAACTGGAGATTGCCATAGGAAAGATAGACGAGAAGCTGAAGTTGGGAAGTATGGACGCCTCCCGCTTTAACGAGATTGTACGTAATCCCAAGGCGGGCAGCATTCACGAGCTGGAGAAGGTGATTGCCGTACTGGAGATGCGTTACAAGAACCTGAACCAGCATGCCAAGGAATACAACCAGACTGCCATGCAGCTGCGCGAGGCAAGGAAACAGTTGAAGGCCATGAATGACAACATGAAGAACCACGTCACCACCATCGACTCTGCCATTAGCCGTCTGAAGAGCTACGTAATGGTGTATATGGGATTCAACCAATTCCTAAACCTGATGCGCAGTTGGATTACCAGCAACATGGAACTGAGCGATTCGCTTTCCGATATTCAGAAACGTACACGTTTGAGCGATGCTGCCATCAAGGAGATAAGCAAGACCATCGACAGTATTGACACCCGTACCAGCCAGGCACAGTTGCACGAGCTGGCAGCCACCGCAGGTTTGCTGGGCTTGAAAAGCAAGGAGGATATCATAGGCTTTACCCGTGCTGCCAACGAGATGTCCGTTGCCCTGAAAGAGTTGGGAGGCGAGGGTGCTGCGCAGCTGATGAAGATTGCCACTCTGACAGGCGACGTTGCCAACTATGGCGTAGAGCAGGCTTTGATAAAGACCGGCTCTGCTATCAACGAACTGACTGCGTCAAGTGCTGCCAGCGCAGGCCCCATCGTTAACTTTATCAGCCGTATGGGTGCCGTTGGTAGTCAGGCTAAGCTTACCATGGGCGATCTGGCAGGTATCGGTGCTACGCTCGATGCCTTGGGTCAGCCAATAGAGCTGAGTGCTACGGCCATGAACCGCTTTATCATGGCACTGCGAGGCAATACGTCCGGTCTGGCCACAGCACTTGGTATCGACATAGACCAGATGGACGCCATGATGCAGGCAGGCAAGACCATGGAGGCTATGGTTACGGTACTGGAGAAGATGTCCGAGCAGAAGGGCGGCGTTGCCGTTCTTGGGCAGGTGTTCGACGAGATGGGTAGCGAGGGCGTGCGTCTGAAGCAGACCATATCATCCCTTATCGGTAACGTGGAGTTCCTGCGCACTCAGGTTGCCATCAGCAACCAGGCCTTCGAGGAGGGCGTTTCCGTTGTTAACGAGTATAACATCAAGAATGAAAACTCTGCCGCTATTATGGAGCGTACAGGCAACATGATACGCGAGTACTTCACCAATACGGATGCCGTTGACTCCTGGAAGGGTATTGCCACCGCCATGTATCTTACTGTCAAGGCGCTGCTGTCAATGGGCAACGTCATCAAGGTTACGCTGGCTCTGTGGGTATCGCTAAAGCTGAACATTATGGCAGCCGAGGCAGCACAGTTAAAGTTCAATGCTACGCAGAAGAGCACTTTGCTGGGAACTGCATTTAGAACAGGATTGCTGTGGCTGCAGAGGGGGTGGTTTGTCGTAACCGGCAATATAAAGAAGGCAAGGGCTGCTACTGTCGCGCTTGGCCATGCACAGAAGGAATTGGGTATGACAAATCCATACTCTGCCATATTAACTGTTGTGTCAACTTTGGCGATAACATTCCTTCCAGACTTGCTAAGCAAGATTAAGATGTTTAACAAGGAAATAGATTCCGGAGAAAAGGCTGCTAAGAGATATGCCGATGCGTTGGATAAGATGAATGCCATAGAAACTGGGCAGTCAGAGCAGGAGCGCCTGCTGAAGATGCAGATCGACTATCTGAGAACTCTTAACAAGGACAGCGAGGAATATATCCGCACCCGCGACCGCATTATTGCGCAGAATGCCGACGAACTGCGCGCTATTTCTGAGCGCATTAAGGCGTTCCGTGGTATTGGCGATTACGAGAAAGAGTTTCTGGATCTTATTGAGGATGCAGAAGAGCAGTTCAAGGCTGGTGTAATGGTAGAACAGCTGAAGGCTGCAGAGGAGGCTGCCGAAGATGCACTGCGAACCCTCCGTCCACTGAAGCAGGGGACCGAGGAATATGCCAATGCCATGGCTAAGGCTAAGCCTATTATCGAGAAATACAATGAACTGATAGCCGAAATGGGCAACAGATATCAGGACTATGCCAACCAGGTTGCCAACAGGCTGACTAACCTTAGCGACGAGACATTGGCGTGGAACTTACTGACAAAGGCCATATACGATAATGCACGCGCCGAGATTAAGGCCAATGCCCTGCGAGAGGAGGCTGACAAGAGAAACGAAATCTTTACTGCATTCAGAAAGAAATTTGTCCAACAGACTACACAAGGAGATAGCTGGTTCTTTCGGTTGTTTAGTGGTAAAAGTAAACAAAAAACTGTATCAGAGGAAGAGGCGACAGGGCAAATGGGGACGATTTTAGACTACCTAATGAATCCCGACGAAAATGCCTCCATGTCGAATAGCCTAAAGGGATGGCTTAAACAGTTCAACACAACAGTAACCTATTCTGGCGGAATAAAACGTGATATAAATGACCCTGAAGCTCTTATTGCCGAGACAAGAATGTCCCTGCTCAGAAGTCTGAAAAACACAAAGATGTTCGACAAGTGGGCTAACGACCTTGTTCCCGAACTTACCTCTAATGCTCCCACTACCTCAGGTCCCAACATGAAGGCTGGATGGAACCGCGCGACCTACGAGAAGGAAACAAGGGAGATTCTGGACAAGCGTAGCGAATTGCTTCACCTGGAGTGGAACAAGTACAAGGAAGGGTCTGACATGGAAGCCTTCAACAAATATACCGGACAGACATTCAAGAACTACAGCGAGGCTACCAAGTGGGTGAAGGGCGTAGTCAAGGAGATGAAGGACGTTGCCAAGGGCCGAGGATGGGCGCTGGCAGGTAACTGGACGTGGCCCACAGACCCCAAGAGCAAAAAGCACCAGGAGCGCGAGGCAGACTCTGCAATCGCCGAACTGGACCGCTACTACGAGGTGCGCAAACAGCACATCGAGCAGGCACGTATAGACGAAGGTCTGTCCGAGGCTGAGTACAACCGCCGCATGGATGCGCTGGAACAAGAGCACCTGCAGAAGCGATACGACCTGCGTCAGAGCTTTACCACCAAGGATAAGGCGTTCATCAACCAGTTCCGCCAGTGGTGGGCAGGTGTTGCCGACCTGGACAAGGTAAACTGGGAGAAGATAGAGAAGGAGTGGGCAAAGGCCGACAGCAAGGATATCGAGCAGAACAAGCTGAAAGCCGAGAAGGACCTTACTGCCATGAAGGGTATCACAGTTAAGCATCTGAATGCTATTGCGGATATCCTTAGCAAGGAGCGCCCCTACGACACCATCACCAAGAACCTGCAGGACAACCTGATTAAGATGGAGATCCTCTTTGCCGACCTGGACGAGCAGAACGAGCAGTCGGTTGCAAAGGGAGGGGAGCGTGTGGTTAGCGATGCCGAATACGTCAGTCAGGCTGCTATCAGAACTGCGTTCCTGCTAAACGAAGCAGAGCGTGCCTACGCCCTTACCATCGACGAGTTGCTGAAGGACATGGAGGACCAGGGCTTCAAGGCATGGGCAGACACCATCCGCAAGGATAACGGTATGGCAGACGCCCTAATGGCACAGATGCGCGATGTGTACGACAAGGTACAGGATGCCATCAAGCGTGAGACCACCCAAATTAAGCGTCAGATAGACATCGCCTGGAACGACACCGTTCTTGCCAATGGTAAGAGCGCCAAGCAGTTGTTCGACAGCATCGTTAACGAGCTTGGCAAACAGGAGAGTTCCGTCCGTCGCGCCAACGAGCTGATAGATGCAGGCTATGCCAGCGAGAAGGTAGCCGATAAGCTGGCTATCCGCCAGATGAAGGTGAAGATGCAGCAGCAGGCCACCTATATCGCCATGCTGCGCAAGATGTGGCAGGAGCGTATAGATGCCGCCAAGAATGCAGGCAAACTGGAGGACGCTGCCAATATCGAGAAGAGCCGCAACCTCAGTCTGTCCAACGAACTGTTGAAGCAGGACGAGCTGCGACTGTCACTGGCCGAGAAGCTGGAGGCGGAGGAGAACAAGCTGTATGTATATCTGCGCGAATGGGCCGAGTTGCTGACGGGTAGCATACAGCAGCTCTTCGAGGCATCGAATGCTGGCAACGAGGATTACTACAACCAGCGCGCCAAGTTGATGCACGAGGCGAGCAAGGGTCTTGCTTCCGCCACCGAGACCAAGCCGTACTACATCATCGAGAATGCTGGCACAGCAGACGCGCACGTAGTGGAGCAGGAACTTACGGCCCTGCAGGCACTGGAGAAACAGCACGAGATAGACCAGCAGAATGCCATGGCAGAGGCTTGGCGCAGCGTAATGGACAATATCGCACAGAAGATGGGCGACACCATTACGGACCAGATTAACGCCATGATGCAGAACGCCGCCGTTATCGACAATACTTCCGAGCTATCCAAGAATACCGAGGCTATCAAGGAGCTGACGGCTAAGGCAATGGAAGCCGTCAACGGACAGCCGGGCAATGCAGCTGGCAGTATCGACACATCCGCCGGCTCTTCCTCCCTACCCTTCTGGCAGACAGAGAGCGAGCAACCAGCTTCAACGCCCGAGCCGCCAGAGCATCTGAAGCGTCCCGATGAATCGGAGGACAATTACCTGAACAATATCTGGAGCAATCCTAACGGGGAAGTACAGAACGGAATGTCCGCATGGTCTCTATGGGCAGAGGAATGCACCGATGCTACGAAGGTGGTAACGGATAACCTGGATACCATGAAACAGAAGGGCGACGAGACCAACAAGAAGATGCAGGCCAGCGCACAAAGCATGTACGCCAAGATGACGCAGGCCGCTAACCTCTACGGTGTTGCCTATCAGGTAATGAGCAACGAGAACATGACGGCTACGCAGAAGTTCGGTATGATTGCCATACAGGCTGCAGGTAATGCTGCCATAACAGGTCTGAATATCGCTATGTCAGAGACGGTTGCTCAGACAACTGCGGATAGTCCGGCTGTACTATCTAAGCTCTGGAAACAGTTAGGTTGGGCAGCTGTGCCAGTCTATGCCATCTTTACAGGACTGTTAGGCGGTCTTATGGGCATGGCTGCCAGCGCTATCTCTAAGGGAAAGAGTGAGATTTCTTCTGCAACCGGACAAGGCGGCGGTCGCCTGGTAACTGGTATGCTAACATACGCCGAGGGTAACTACCCCGTACTGGGAGCCGACGGAAAAACATACAATGCCAAGTATGAGGGTCGTCCAGAGACGGGTATATACAGTGGAGGAGCGAGGTTTGGTATCTTCTCTGAGAAGAAGCCCGAAGCTATTATAGACGGAGATACTACGGAGCGCATTCTGCTTGACTATCCGAAGATATGGCGCGACATCCTTACCATTAAGAAGCATGGGCGCCTGAAGGAGGCGTACGCCACCTATGCGGGAGGTAATGCCGAAGAGATTGCTGCCTATTACAAGGCCGATCAGCAGGCTGCCGCCAACACGGTTGCCAATGCCAAGGGCACAGTAGAGGTAAGTACCGCAGAACTGGAGAACCTTTCCGAAGCCATCGACACACTAAACGGTATCCTGGAGAGAGGTATCGGTGTGAATATGCTTGGCGACAACGGACTGGACAAGTCACTGGCTAAGCGCGAGAGATTCAAGAAGCGAATGCATATTGACGAGTAAAAAACAAGGAGAACGGGTACCCAAGTTAGGCCCCGTTCTCTTTTGTTTCAGGTCCAAATTTATCGACAAGTTCCAGCCTGCAGCCGCAGATATCTGCCAGTGTAATGAAGTTGGCAAGCCACGAGGAGCCAAAGCGTCCGCTTGCATCCTGCGGGCCAGTAATATCGTCGATTACACCACTGCCGCTATAACTTAGCCATTGCTGGTACGCCTCCCCATCCTTCAGCGCCTGATGCGACAACTTCAGGCGTTTTGTCAGAAGCTCTGAGATTGCAGCAGCTTTCTTTGTCGAAGCCGCCTCTCTCATAGGTTTTAGAGGAACACCGAAACTGGCCTGCAGTTCGATACCTGTTTGTATTGACTTACACATATAGCCAATAACAATTCCGATAATAATTCCGATCCAAAGCATAATGATTTAAGTTTGTAAGTTTGTAAGTTTATGAGTTCTGATAACCGAAATACTATAACCGATAACCGCTGCAAATGTATTTGTTTTTGATATTCTGTGCAAGAAAATCTCAAATTATTTTGCATTTAGATGTTACTTTCTCCTCAATTAACGCCAAAGGTGCGGAGAAAGGGAAGACTTTTTATAGATGATAGATGATAGATTATAGATAGGCTAAATCCTAAAGTCTAAGGTCTAACGCCTAACCAATGGCAGCGGATAGCATAAAGCATACCCGCTGCAAGGTTTAGGACGCTTCGCTTATTCGGGATTCCAAAGCGTGACCGCCCCAACCTGATACGTGTAGTACACGTTGCTGTAGTTGAGGGTGCGGTACGTCCCGTAGAAAAACCATACGTTGTAAACATTGTACCTCTGCGAGAACCAACGGGGTACAGAGAAGTCTATTTCTTTGACATCCACATAGGAGAGGGCTTTATTAAGCTGCATGCGCTCGGCATACTGCGCCAAGAATACCGGCATGGTAGGCAAGTAGTGTCCGTCGCTCAGCTCAAAGGCTAAGCCAAGCTTCTTTAGATATTCCGTCTCGCCGACGAAGTCCCAGTTAAGCAGGGCATCCACCTCGTCCTTACAGTGCTCGTCAATGGCGGCGCATTCATTCTTTAGCAGGGAATGGCGGCCGTAGTTATGATCCAGAGGAACACCGAATGTATGTCCGTCGTGAGCAATGCCTATCATGGCGACGTTCTCCTTACGGTTCTTTCCGTTGAATACTTCGTAGCTACCATCCTGGTACACTACATACACACCATTCTTAATAACAGTTGTTACGTTTGATTGATTCTTCATGATGATTTGAGTTTGAAAGTTTAATTATTCGCCAGCAAAGGTATAAAAAATGCGCATACTCGCCAAAGGAAAGCGAGAGTTTTTACCACCGGCGGTAACACCGTGCGGGCACTCTTCACTCTTCACTCTTCATTCTTAACTTGCGAGCGAAGCGAAGCACTAACCCCTCTCTTCTCTGCTGCCGTAAGAAAATTACGGCGCGTCTCTTCTGTCGGAAGATACGCAAGCATCTTACGCTGCTGTCCGTTTTGCGATTGCAAGATTATTTCATAGACGCCTGTCATTCGTTTTATTGAGCTGCTGTGATTTGTTTCTCGTGTATAGGTTCCCAGCGGTTGAGGACAACGCCGTGCGATGTCTCTATGACTCGCGGCTTGTCGAGCCATACGCCATAGACGTGTGTCGTGTCGTTGTACGGCATAGTGTCTATTACGCCAGGTCCCAGCGGTGTATTCACACGCTGATTGAGTTGAAACTTGTCTGCCATAGTCTTAATCGTTTTTAGTTATACTGCTTGTTCGTACATCTTGCACAGTTCCTGCATCACCGCATAGCACTCATCCATTGTCGGCTCGCTGCTGAACGATGCCGACGGATTCTTGTCCGTATATAACGTAAAATAGCGCGTGAACGCTACACATTCCTGCGAGAATATAATCAGCCAGTAGCGACCCTTGCACTTCTGCACAAAAAACCCACTCCAGTCGCCAGAGCTGTTAGTCGTGTCCCAGAGTTCAGCCCTCACCACGTCGCGCTGTTCTCTCAGCCATTTCTCAGGAGCATACCATGTACCCTCCACCTCTCTCTTGATGCCTAATAATAACTTTGCCATAATCTTTAATTTTTGTGGTTTGTAATTTGATGCGTGATGTATGATGTTATGCCGTCTTCTCGGCCTCACGGATAGCCTGGGCGCGTTCTTTCTCCTCCTTCTTGTTAATCCAGCGGCAAAGCGGTCCCCATTTGCCTTGTGTTTCCTTTATCCATCCATCTGCTTTTAGGCGTTCTAACTCTTCGTTCAGAAAGTCTATAAGCGGACTGCGCATGTAATAACCGCCTGTGCCAATGACGTTCAGATCTGCGCGTCGGTTAGGAATGCAGATGCGTTGACGAATACAGGAAATAGACTCAAACAAATCTTTATACAGGTTACACTTTTTTGTAGAGATAACCGCTTTCACTATCTCGCCTATGCCTTCTGGATAAGTGTCGAGGTAGAGCTGTTTCTCGTCGCTCTCGGACGTTGTTACGATGATGTCCCCGTAATTGTCCGTCTTGTAGTATTTGCAAGACGTGAGCGCCTTTATTCTTGCCTCCAGCGCCTCGATGTCTGCGGGGTTCACCTGGCCGCTGATGTCCTGCGGGTGGCAGTACAGAAATTGCGTGCCTTTTACCATTTGCGGACAGTCGCCAACTCCGTACTTTTCCTTTCTCAGCTTCCAGCCCTCTGCCTTCAGCAATTCCACTATTTCGCTAAAATAAGCCTCGCGAGCCTTCTTGCTCTCCTCGTATGCCTCCTTGGTGTTGGTGTAAAGGTAGGCGGTGTATGCCTGTACGTTGACGCGGAAATGTACGTCGGCCAAAACCTCGCGTCCGTGTCCGTCCTGGTGCTTCACCTGTGGGCGCATGTCAATTATTACCCGTCTCATGCCGTTGTTGCTCTCGTTGCTGTTGTTATTGCTTGTTGTATTCATAACTTTAATTTTTTACAGGGTTTGTAATTTGATGTATAATGATAGCGATAAATAGCGATAAATAGCGGTGATTATTCTATTCGGCTATACTCGAAACCTTTTCCGTGCGAATAGGTGAAGGAGATTCCGAGCTTTTCCAATTCCTTTTTTGTGTTCTCCAGTTTCCTCATAACGCGCTGTTGCTCGTTGGTGTATTCGTTTTCCTTACCGCGTGACAGGTCTATGATGTCGCGTAGCTCAGATAGCCATGCTTCGAGGTCTTCCACGTGTTCGCCCTGGTTGTCGAATGGTACGCCGTTGCCAGGTTCGCCATTACGCCACCATGAACTTACCTCCTCGTTAATATTGAAGTCATTAACGTACTCTTCCAGAGATTCCACGGTGATATCTTCGAGGTCGATTATCATGTCTCCGCCTGCGTCGGTGTACATTTCCAGTTCTACACTATGGGGCTTGTCGAGCCAAAGTTCCCCGCTTATCCAGTTCAGATCATTGTCTGCCCAGAGGTCGAGTAACTGTCTTTTCTCAATCGGCAGTTGGTTGTACCATGCCATTTCTTCATCATTGCGTACCATAATCCTTAATTTTTATGGGGTTTGTAATTTGATGCGTGATGTTAGGCGGCGTTCTTTGTCAACAGTCGCTCAATAATCTCCATTGCTTTTTTCTGTGACTTAATTTCGCGGGCTATCATGCGACAGCAGTCTTCATCCTGGCGCAGCACCTCGTAGTGGTCGATATTCGCTTCCCACCTCTCACCGCAAAGGAAATGCGGACAGGCTACCACCATAAATAACTTGTCGTTTCCAGCCTTGTAATAAGCTCTGCAACAGCCGCCCACTCTGCGCTCGTAGTATGGTTGTCTGTACTTCTTCTGAATGAAGCCAAATGTATTCTTTGCCATAGTCTTTAATTATTAAGAATTGAAAATTATGAATTGTGAATTATGAATTATGAATTGCCTAAAGCCTAATTTTCGCAGTAGTACCACGCCTCATTAATCATGGAGGCAAGATTCTTTAGGCCAGCAAACCAGCCCTCTTCGTCGTCTGAACAATAGAAGGGAAGATACTCCGTGCGACTCATTCCCGTACCCTCGTCATTCGACACCGACACCCATCCGGGGCGATAGTTGCTAACCCTCACGTTCCAGAGAGTCTTATCATGCCATATCACGCCATGAATGGACATCTGTGGTTTATCTTCCATAAAGATTGCAACCCTCTGTGCAATCTTTATCACCTGCTCGGCCAGTTCCTCGGCAGGAACAACGCCAAGCACATCCAGGTTCTCGTCGTTGATATACTCCACCAAGTTCTCCTTGAACTTCGGCAGCTCTGCAAATAATTCCATCGGTTTCATAGTCGTAATATTTTTAATGATTCCCTTCCACTTCAATCACCTCATGGTAGATGTTGATTAAGTTTAGCCACTCACTCGCCCGCTTCGCTTCCGCATCGTCCATCTTCAGGCATAGCGCCTTGTCATCCGTGAACCGCGTCGGACGCAGCCTGTACAGATACTGCGGGCGAGTTCCATTGGTGTGCCAGATCTTGATTGTCTTTGCCATAGTCTTAAATCATTGAACATTGAAAATTGAACATAAGCCCTCAGACATCATACATCAGACATCTTCCAGCCATAGTTCGTTCTGTTGTTATTTATTCTTTTCCCATTACCACTCTCTCTGCCTCGCTGAAGGGGACAAGTTTTGTGAGCTTTGTCATTTTATCCTTGTCGGAATACACAAAGCACACAGCCTCAGTAACATCCTTCATTGGCACCCACATAAACCTTATGTACGGCTTCTTGTAGTCACTGGATAGCTTGTCGATAACTTTAAGCAAGCGAATTTGGTCCACTTCTTTTGCGCCCATTCTCCTATCGCAAATATATCCGTTGTAATTGGTGTACTTCTCGTAAGTTCTTGGTATAAACATAGTCGTATGAATTGAAGGTTTGAAATTTAGACTGCGGTTAGGCGAGAGAAGCGAAGCACTTCTCCAACCACTGTGTGATGTTTTGCAGCGCTTCTTCTGGCAAGCAGTCCGGAGCAATATCAATATCACCGCCGTCGCCGTATTCGTCATGCGAGAACATGAACACCAGCGGCGTCTCTTCCTCGTCGGGATCATAGCACATACAGAAGAGATGCCCAATGTCTGTCGAGCCGTCGTCGTAGGTGATAGTACAGGGCTTCAGGCCCTCGCATACGGGCTTTCCGTCGCCCTCGAAGTTATATAGGTCGATGCTTATACCGGAGTCTTGTTGATGCTCGTGTACCCTCACACCAATTTCGCGTCCTTTAAAGTGCGCCATCTGCGCCGTAACCATCAAGGCTGTCAGGCGCTGAATCGTTTCTTGCTTTGTCATAGTCGTAATTGTTTTTGGTTGTCACTTCATAATAATTCACGCTGCATCCTTCAATGCGTCCACACCGATGATTTTCAGGTTCACCGTGAGTGTGTCAATGTTCAGGTGCAACTCGTCGAGCACCTGCTTCAGGTAGTATTTCAGTGCCTGCATATTTTGCTTCTTGCTGACGCGGAAGTAGTAACAGTATCGTCCTGGTCCGAACGGATTATCAAAGTATTTCTCCACAAAATTCATTTCCGAACAAGCAGGCGGCACATGCGACACATGGAACTTGTCATAGGCTGGTTCGTTTGGATCTGGATCATTAACATGTGACACCGACACGTTAAGCGATGTCTTCGTGCGCTCGCTTACCGCAACATCCACTGTACAGTCGCGCTTAATGTTCTCTATCATTCTCGACCGTCTCCATCGGCTGTCACTTGCAAACACCACCATCTTTGGTTTTGGCATTCGTTCAATATTCCATTTAATTTCCATAGTCGTAATTGTTTTTAGATGCAATGTTGATACTGAATGAGGTTATAGAAGTCCGTCGGCAGTTCCACGCCTTTGCCACGCAGATTGCGGCCGATATTGTCGAGGATATAGAGGCTGAACCGTCCGGCGCAGTATGTGACAAACAGGTCATTTTGCTTGCCGTAGTTCTTGAAGCCCAGTTCCGTCAGCATGGGCGAGAATCTTTGCATCTTCTCGTCCACAAGTGATACCAGCGAGAACACAGCCTTCTCGTTCTTCGATGCCGTGTCGATGATAACCAGCAGCGTCTTCTTGCGTAATGCCTCGAAGAAGTCTGCCACCATTTTGTTGAAGTTTTCCTTTGTCATAGCCGTTCTTGTTTTATTTTCCATACTTTACACCTAACAAAAATCCGTCGGCATAGATGATAAGATGCTCGATGGAATGGTAGTAACCCACAGAGCCGAAGCCGGGGCCATCCTTGAATTGTATGGCGTATTTGCCATTACAAGAGATAAGCGTCATCTCGGAACCCGTAGCTTCTTCCAACTGCTTTACCTTCGTAAGCAGCGTCTGTTTAGTATAATAGTTTGCCATAATCGTAATGGGTTTTAAAATAATCGTGTATTCATTTTCGTGTAGTCACGAAAAAGGTCTTCAAGCTGGTCGAAATAGATGCCGTCATACTGTTGCAGCACCTTCGGCTCTGCTGCTCTCTTGGCTTTTTCGGTAGCGGCAAGAACCTTGGCATTGTATTCCGCTTTGCTTAGACCTTTGTTGGCATAGCGCATTAGAATTACATACGGATTCACTTCATTGCCGATTTTTATGAACTGCATCAGGTAGGTATCGTCGCCTTTAAGTATTATCCTTACCATGTTTGCCTTACTACCGTTGCGTCCGATGCGGAAGCGTAAGCCATTCTCAATAGCTGCCAGTTGCTTTGCACCTGTCATCATTATGAACTGCCTCCCGCCTAACTGCTGGAGAATAGTGTTGGCGATTTCTTGATTCTGTGTCATAGCGTCTATTTCTTTATTCGTCAAACAATCCGTTATTGTATGCCCATTTACAGTGTGTGTATCCAAGCATGTATGAACGAAACATATCGTTAGTCTTCCCGTTGCAGTAGTAATATCCACGTACCCACATACTCTTATCCTCACGACAGAAATCAAGCGACACGCTTGCTATCTTAACGACACTTTTCTCGAACGCTTCCATTAGGTCGAACATCTCTTTAGAGTACATTTCAACCGTTGCTGCTTTTGTGTAATATTTTGCCATACTCGTAATGGGTTTTAATCTTCTATACTCCAGGAATCAGCGGTCCAACCTACCAGGCCGCTTTGATAACCCTCTTCTATTTTCTCTGCAACTTCACGGCAATAACCTGCCGCATCATCAATGTCGCTTACTTCGATTGTAATAATTGCCATAGTCTTATCTTTTTACATGTAATTGTTTTACATTTAGCTTGATTGCACTCAGTACAGGGTTACTCTTCTCATAGTGGCTACCACGGTAGCACTCGCGGCACATGCCTTTGTTTTTGCAGTCGCCGCAGAATCCAAATCTTTCAGCCATCTTCGTATTTGTTTTAGTTACTTCCATTTACATTTCCCGTTCCTGACTGTCCCGTGGTCGCAGCCGGAGTCGGGATAGATTTCGATAACAGAGTTGTCGGCCAGGTAAGGTGCTATATCCTCGAAGGCATCCATCATAACGATTTCCCAGCCATAGCAGGCATCGAAGTCTGCATACTCCCAGTCGTCGGTGGTCGAAGGTTCCAGCTTCCCCTTCCAACCGCCAAAGAATATACCCATCAAGTCGTGCAGGTTGTCGGTAGACAGACCAAGCTCGCCTGTAAAGTGGTCGAGGTTGTAGTTGATGCGCTCCTCTTTATGCCTGTCCAATTTTGCTTGCAGCGCTTTCTTAGCGCCGTCCTCGTCAGTGAATTTCACCTTGAGTTCTACAGAATAACATTGTCCCATAATCGTTTTCGTTTTAGAATGTCATATAACAAAAGCCTTTTCTATCCTTTCTTGTAACACCAATGAAATGATAGCCTCCATTGGCGATTTTTCTTGCGAACGCAACACCTTTTCGGATGCTACCAAATAGGTGGTACTTAACGGTATATTCATTTGTCCACACTTCTACTGTTGTTGTAATACTCTTTGCCATAATCAGAATAGTCTTTGGAGTTATTGTTTATGTGTGTGAATACTCAGCGTCACTATGTCCTGCGTTCCCAGATAGTGACGGCGGAAAATTTTTCCGGGGTGATTACTACACAGGCCTTTCAGTATCTTGTTTACCTCCTGTTCTGTGTATTCGATGTCGTCCAGCGGAACATACCCGCCACTGCGCTTCACTTGAATTTGGTACATTTTTGTCAGCATAATTCTCAGTGTTTATTAGTTTCACATCATACATCAGACATCAGCCATGGTAACTTTCATTTCAAGATGCTCACTGTAGTTTGTGGTAGTCAGTAGGTCGTACACACTACCCTCCATACGTTGTTCCATATCCACACACGCATCATAGTGGCCTTCTTCGTAAATGCCGAACTTGACGTAAGGAGTATCATGATATATACCCCTTGCACGTGCAGCATACACCTCGCACTCATGCTTGCCGTCCTTATATACGGCCACGGCATACTTCTCCTTGTCATGGAACTTTACAACCACATATTTCTTGTTCATAGTCGTAATTGTTTTAAGTTTCACAAATACTGCTGGACAGACTGATAGCCCAGCGACTCAATCCAGTTATATAGGTTCATCCATTCTTCATTGCAGGCAAAATCGTTCTGCGCCTGCAACTCCCAAAGTTCACGCTCTCCACAGTTCTCATACAGACCGCCCTTGCGCCTGATTTTTGCAATAATTTGCTTCTTAGCTTTCGACACCGTCATTCTTTCCATAACCGTAATGATTTTGATTTGTTAATAACTCCGTTCATAGTCTCTGCAGGCCGCCGAATAGTCGTACTTGATCTGTCCCTTGAACCCGTTGTATGGGTTCCGGCACCTGCCGTATAGGTCAAGCCCTGCAGGGATGTTCATGCAGGGCTTCCAGTATCTGCAATTTCCGCACATAGTCGTAATCGTTTTATTCAATGTTACACTCTGTTATCGTTATCTCAATGTGGTCTGACAGATATCTGCCGTCATCGTATGCCAGGTACAGGTCAGGCTCGTCTGTTTCCACCTCCCATCCTTTGCGCTTCACATAGTCCTCAATGCTCTCGTCGCCGTCCTCATGGATGAACTTGTGCATAAACTCCCGTGCAGCCTCTCTGGTGTGGAATGTTTTGACGATGATGTCGGCCACCTCGTCTTCCCATGCCTGCTCTGCTGTGAAAACATATACTTTCTCTGGCTCTTCTTCCAGCCCAAGCTTTTTTTCAATCTCATCGAAAACACCAATCATAGACACACGGGTAATGTCACTGTCATAGAACCAGTCGTCACCCTCTTCGTTGGCATAGCATTGCAACTTAAAGCGGGGGTTCACGGGACCGTCAACCAGCTCTACGCTATACACTGCGTAGTCTATACCATTGCCCCACTTGTTGAAATAAACAACATACGGAGCCTCCTGATTCCGGTAGTCGTCATAATCACTGTCGGGTTCTTCTGTTGGGTCGAATCCGTTTTCTTTCGCAAACTCTTCCCACGTCATAACCAGATTTACCTTCGTGATGCCACGCTCCTGCATAGCCTTAATGATACGCTCTTTGGCAGCGTTCATCAAACCAAACACTTTTTGCTCTATCATAATCGTAATTGTTTTAAGTTTCACATCATACATCTCACATCATACATCTCACATCAGTCTTCAGCCATCTTCCATCTTACCTCTTACATCTTCCATCTTACCTCATCCCTCAAACCTTATCAGCAGCACGATATCGTCCAGTTCTTTCTCTTCCATCCACCACCCTTCCGGCAGGTCATGGTCGGCACCATACTCCTCCAGCAGGTCGGTAATCTTACCCTCGTCAATGCCGTAGGCAGGATTCATGTGGCGCTTATAGTTCTTGTCGATTGTTGCTGCAATGATAGCCTTATCTTCCGGCTCCAGATGCTCGTTGATGTAAGCCACCGCCTTACGCATATCCTCGCTATAGGCGGCATACACCTCCTGCGCCGGATCTTCCTTTGCGGTATGCTCTGCAGGATCGGTAGGCTCACCGGAGATAGCGTCAATAAGATTCTGCACAGCCATCTGAGCCGCCTCAATCTTGTCATAAAGCGGCGAACACGTATATCCTTCCGCATAACTTGCGTATGCCAGGATATTCTCTTTCACAGAACGCAGGTTTGATACTGCATACTCATTATTTGCCATAATATTCCAATTATCAATTTAGTTAGCCAAAAACAATATCGCCGTAGGTTACACCGGCCTCCACCGTTTGTCCCTTCCATTTAGTGCGGACGTAGTAGGTAAACACGGGGCCGTGTTTGTCAATCTCACATTCAATGCGCTGTATTTTAGACGTATGCACTTTGCCGTCATCGTCGCAGTGCCAACGGATAGTGTCGCCCACAGCATAGGGCAACTCAATAGTTTTCTTTGCCATAATCTTTATAATGTTAAAAGATTAAAATGTTAAAAGGTTAAAAGATTAAAAGATTAAAAGATTAAAATGTTGAGGTTAGTGTTGACGTATATTTTTCATCTTTTCATTCTTTCATTTTTTCATTTTTTAATGCTTTACGCTGCCAGTCTTGCTCTTATCGCAGCACGTAATCGGTCTGTAAAAGAAGATGACTGAGGGCTGATGGCTGACTTCTTACTTCTTCCCTCTTCCCTCTTACTTCTTCCCTCTTCCCTCTTACATCTTACATCATTTGTTTCCACCTGCTCCAGCAGCCAGCCGTCCTTATCGAAACAGCGATGCAGGCCACGGCTTCCGCATACGGCGAACTCCGGGTCCGTCTTCCGCATTTCGTCAACAAGTTCATCAAAGACGAAGTGATAAAGCATTACCGCCATCTGTGCATCCGTATCCTCAAATACAAGTCGGTCTGGCAGTTCACTATACTCGGCATAGCCTGCCCACATCAGCTTAGGCTTCAGTGCCAGTACTTTTTGCAAGCGAGTCGGACTAACAGGCACACGCCACGCCACCTCATCAGTCGATATGCAGTCCTTGACAAGCATTTCCCCAATCCTGTCCGCATTGCTGAAACCGAAAATACTCAGGTTGGCAGAAGCAGGGAAGTGAGTCAGCATCAGTGTCTCTGATGCTCCCTTGCCTCGTTCAGGCAAACCAGCGGCGGCACACTTCACCACCTTAGTCAGCGCCTTACTATCCAGGATAGTCATACCGCCACGATAATGAGGCCATACAGTGTGCCACTTAGGATAATGAGCGTTGTGCTCCACCTCGGCAACCAATCCGTTCCCGTCAATGACAGCGCAACCTTTTTTGTAGAGTCGCACCGTAACCTCACCCTGCATACGTTCCACTTCCTTCGGCAGACAAAACGTCTCGGGCACCTTGTCCTCGTAATGGATGCCTGCCACCGTCACCTTCTTTGCCACTATCATGGCGCAATCCGTAGCCACGATGCAGCGTCGGTCAAGGTCGAGCGCAGGATATGACACAGAAGGGTGCAGCGGATTCTTGCCGCAAAGCGCACAAATAGCCTTGATATCCTCCGGCAAGATAACACGGGCCTCGCATACCAGCTCGCCAAGCTCCATGCGAGTTGTAAACATGGCACGCTCCGCCTGCTTTTTGCGTGCATAACTTTCAAAACATGACAAACGCTCAAACAGGGTATAATAGTTGGTAGTAACATACGGCTCCACCAGTCCTATGCTACACTTAAATGTTCCACACTCCACACTTACGTTTGTCAGCTCCGCAGGCAGCTCAGCGCCCTCACGCAGCTGCAACACCAGCTTGCTACCGGCCAGCTCAGCAGCAGTATAAGTTCCTGGCGTAGTGGTAAGATACTCCCATACATCCCTGGCAGCCTCAGTTAGTGCCTGACAGATAGCGGCATTGTCGGCCGTTTCAATACCCTTCACGCGGTAAGTTGTCATTCTGCCATCGGCAGTCTTGACAATAGTGTAGTTGTTCTGTGTCATAGTGATATATTTTTGCGGGTTGATAATCAGTTTTAAAAAGCCGGAGGGCCTCACGGCAGTCCGGCATGAATAACTCAAAAAAATTACTGTTATGAAAACTGTATTCGCTTCGCTCGATGTAAGAGGTAAGAAGTAAGAGGTAAGATGTTTTTCTTCCATCTGACATCAGCCATCATACATCAGACATCGTCATTAGTCCCTGCAGCACCATTAAAGGCGTAGGTCGAAGCCTCTGCAGGGGTGCCGGAGCCTACAATGTTAAAAGGTTTCAAGTTTCAAGTTTCAAGTTTTAGGTTTCGTTCTTCCAATAGAAACGCCAGATGCAGACATTTGCCAGGATCTGCTCCTTGATGATGAAGGGCGACTCTGACTCAGGATAGCGCTCACGATTACGTCCACGCAGACACTTGATGGCCGCATATCGGTCGCCGTCAAGCACTTTCCAGTGCAGTTCATTGCTACTCCATGATGCCTGCATAGCAGCGCCAGCCATAAAGCCAAAGAGTTTATCTTTACTATAGAGGGCGCTCTGGTCATCGAACAGTTCCTCTATCCAGTCTGTAGTTACGTTCTTTTCGTCCAGCGGTGCTGGAATAAGTTTCTTTGCCATAGTCTTTCTATTTTAATTCCTGTTTAATCATTTCGGTTAGTTTTTCCTTGGACATACGATAGAGGTCTTGCATCATCTCGAAACCACCAAATTTATGGTGTATTTTTTTAATATTCCTCTTCTACGTATCTGTCAACTGCTTGGTGCAGGACGATGGCTGTAAGGCGTTTCAATTCCTTGCGCAGATCTGCTTCACTCAGGTTGGCATACTCTCCCGTACTGGCACTGTCGCCCGGTTTCGCGTCACCATCCAATAGCTTGCAGATATCGTCTATCCAGCCCAGATAGTCGTTACCTCCCTCCTTAGGGCAATAGCGGTCAAGGAATGCCTGCTCGTCGAACTTGTAGGGAATAGTGGCACCAAAGGCTTTCAGCATTTTTTCCTGGTTCTCGTCCGAAAGGGAGTCGATATCCAGGTCGCCCTCAAACTCCTTGCAGCCTACATGCAGGTAGATTTTATCCTCCTTGTCGGAATACCAGACACTCTCCACATCAACGTCCAGGCTGCCCATTCGCAGTGTCATATTATTATCTTCGGCATACAAATTGCCGTCGTGGTTGCGCAGATAATCCATCACAACCTCTTGAATGTTCAGTTTCATAAGTCTCATCGTTTTATTCGTTCAACTAATTTACATTCTTCACTCTTCATTCTTCACTTTTTTGCCCAGTGGAACGGCATAATACTTTATTCTCCCGACAATCATCGTCAGTGAAGCGCGAAGCTCGTATAGAGTCCATACTGAGCTGACGCTTTTATCTGGCGTTGATATGAACATTTCCACCCAGCAAAAACATCTGTGGCTGTATGCGCAGCCGCCGTTCATCATCCGTGGCGTATAGCTTTACTGCTTTGACAAGTGCTGTCGTAACTTACCTGGTCAACTGGGAATCGCCCAGTTTACCAGGTAAAATTGTGAAACAGCAATTTAAAATAGGATGCCTTACGGCTCTCATGCCACTACGCTGTGGTTTGTTTTGCTCCTTGCGGCATGGCACATCGCTATAATCTTGCGACTACTGAAGGCGTGTACCAGACGCGGTACCTGAGATGAGACGGGGAATCGACTCGTCTCATCACGTGGTACCACTTCTGGTTAAGCACGCCTTCTGATAAATAGGCCGCCCTAAGCAGGACAGGCTCTGTGCGGAGCCTTATGTTTACCCTCGCGGATTGGCATATCACTTTAACATTCTGACGACATCTCGTAGACTGGTCATCCAGCCTCTGGCCTCAGAGTCTGGGACGTTGCCGGCCGCGACAGCGCCATCAACGTCCCGCTATGGTGGCCCGGAGGCTGGATGACTTATGTCACGAGAAACTGAATTTTCCTCTCTGGTAAACAATCCCGGTATGCGACGGGAACATTCTTCTTAAACCGCTCTTGGACATGGCACATAGCTTTAGCAGCCTGACAATTAACAGTGTGGAGCGCCGCGCGAGGATCTACGACGGCGGAAATCTTCGGCCGTCGTAGATCATATCGCGGCGTATGCTCACTGTTGGTTTAAACTGTGTCCGTCTTGCGGTTGTGTACGCTGTGCTGCGTATAGGACATTCATACGGCGTGGCACATAACTTTATTCGTTTGACGAAAGAGCCGGTCTTCGCAGACTCTCATACCGATCCCCGTGTGACTCAGCACGGGCATCAGGATGAGAGTCTGCTTTCCGATGCCTGCTTCTAAAGATATGCCGTTCTCACGTCCGGTCCCCTGTGCTGGGGTGGGAATCCTCTCTGCGTGCATGGTGCGTAGCTGTATATATCTGACGTAGAATCAGGATGCGGATTAGCACATCTCAAGTCAACAGGAAATGCTCCTGTAGACTTGGATGTACTAATCCATAAAGTCCTGATTTCACTGAAATGGATGCACGCCTTGATTGACTCATAGTCCGCACTGACTATTCGATGGGATGAAGGCTGAATTACATCTTACTTCTTCCCTCAAAAATTTCCCCGCCTTGCGGCATGGCATAGCACTATAATCTTGCGACGGAAAGAGATCCGACGTAGGTAAGTGGTCCCTGATGCATAGTGTCAGGGGACCACGACTGTTCAGTCGGATCTCTCTAAAGATACACCGCCCTACGGAAGGAACGCCTTATGCGAGGCATAGATAGCTCATTTTCTCATTCTCTTCCCTCTTACTTCTTACATCTCTTCACCTTTGCCCACTCTTGCATCTTGCCAGCGATATTGATGCCATTCTCCTCGATCATCTGCTTCATCAGACCGAACAGGCGCCATCCCTCGCCATCGGCATAGGTTACGGCGGCTTGCTCTAACATAGCCAGTCCGCTAACATTGCGCTGATAGAAGCTGTTGTCCCTGGGGAACTTGCAGCCATGGAATCTCAGCAGGTTCTGCATGGTGAAGTAGGCTCCGGCACCCTTATAGGCGTCTTTCCAACCGGCGAACTGCTTAAAGTCGCCTGTGCACTTCGCCATCAGGCCATAGAACTTACGCACAGCCTCGTACAGAGTGGCAGGAGTCTTGGCATCCACAATCTTGAATAATCCGTGTTGAAGAGGCTGTAAAATTTTCTTCTCAATATCTGCCACAAAGATATTCTGGCGTTCGAACTTGATGTACGGAACTCCCTTACACTTATGGGGCTTGATTGCATGTAAAGAATCGTACAGCTGGTCGATATAGTCTCTCGCCATCTCACAGGCCAGACACGAATTATACCAGCGGTTACGGGCATTGAAGTTCTCCATATCCCTACCATAGAGCTTAGCCTGCACACGCAGCTCCTCTACCAGCATCTTCCATGTATAGATGTATCCATGTCGCTTGAGCCAACATGCCTGGTCATCAGCCCTCAGCCAATGGAACACCTGACTCATCACCCAACGACGGAACAGGTTGCGGTTGGGAACCGTACCGCCCTTGACAATCTGCTGCATGACAGGGTCGTCATCCTTTACAGCCACAGGCGTTCCGTTCTCGTCATAGGTCATCAGCTGCTCCACGCCAGTAGGCAGATGAATACTGAAATACTTGCTGGTATCAATACCGGCAGCCTGCAGCGCCTCACCCCTCTTGCTCACGGGCAGATACACGTTGCCCAGGCCGCTGTCAGCACCGATAACCATAGCGTTCTTCACTGTGTGCTCGTGCTCACCGATTGCAAACTCCGTGCCGCATACCGGGCACATTACCTTAGTCTCATTCCCGTCAGTCACGGGGATGGTACGCTTGGTAGTAGCACTCTTCTTGTTAGATACTGCGTTGTTGTTCACGTTCTTTTTTGTTGTCTTTGTTGTTGTCATAACTTTAAACGTTAAAATGTTAAAAGATTAAAATGTTAAAATGTTGAGGTTAGCGGTAGCAAATTCTTCACTTCGTCCACGTTCGCAATACCACCAAGTCTGGGTCGTTCTCGCTCTGCCAGAACCACCCCGCATCCTCAGGATAGGCGAAGCTCTCCAGCGCTTTCTCCAGTTCCTGCTCAGCATCCTCGCGCTTTACGCCATAGAGCATGTCATCATCGCTCAGCTCGCTCTCAGGCAGCGCATAGAACCGGCTCGTGCGGTGCATTGTCTTCTCGCTTGGGATAGAGTGTTTGTAGATGGCATAGGCAGCCTCCAGCTCCTCGATAGATGTCTGATGGCTGATGTCTGATGGCTGACTTCTTACTTCTTCCCTCTTACTTCTTACTTCAAGCGATAGCGACCTCACCAGCGTATCATAGGCAGCTCTGCTCGTCCTGATAGCGTCCTGCATACATCCCAGTGAGAGATAGTCGTCAATGGTATCGCCCGTCTTGTGGCGGTTGGCAGCCACATTACGGCCCTTGCCACGGACTATGCAGCCCGTCTTGCCCTGCTTGTCATAGCCCAGACCGCCCAGCTTTGTCTTGCCGGTATGCACGGCTCTGATACAATCCATAACAAAAGCGTTCAGTGTATCAATATCCTGCCTTACATTCACCACGCCCAGGATACCCGTTGCCCAACTGTGCCCTTGGCCGTCGCCATGATACAGATAGCGGTTAACACGGTTGATGGCTGATGTATGATGGCTGAGGGCCGACCTCTTACTTCTTCCCTCTTCCCTCTTACATCGTACCGTCCTCTTCTCTATCTCCTTTTGGAACCGCTTGATGCGAGTACTGCTAAGGCTGATATCCTTGCCACGGATACTGAAGCCCAGGAACTTGAACCAGTGCTTACTGTCCAGCCACTCCACTTTCTTAGGGTTCAGCTTCATCTCCATAGCCGCCAACTCCTCCGTCAGGATCTGCATAGCCTTTTCAGCATCCGGACCGATGAACATCATATCGTCCGAATAGCGCACATAGTAACCATCTAACTGGCTCAGCTTCTCGTCTATGTGATAGAGCAATACATCCGCCAGCCATGATGCCACGCTGCACCCCTGTTTCATACTCTGATACTTCTGGCACACTTGCTTCGTCTCGCCGTCAATATACCAGTCGCTATGGTAATACTTGCGGATAACATCAATCAGCGCACTCTTTCCATAGCGTTCCTCTACCATGTCAAAGGCAGCGTCAATGTAGCGGATAGGCACCGAATCGAAGTACTTACTCAGGTCGCTCTTCCAACCCAGTTTCGGAGTAACGGCAGCCAATTCTTCACTCTTCACTCTTAACTCTTCACTTCGAGCGATAGCGAGAGAGGCTTCTTGGACGATTTTTCCACACCCTACGCCTTTCAGATAACTCTTACAGGCAGGATGTACATAGTCGGGCGTCAGCTCAAACAGCAAATCGTTGGCAATACTCAGCAGCACACGGTCGGCTGCCTCATTCACATACACCGTGCGGAACTCGCCCGGCGTATCCTTGGGGATAAGCGCCGTATGCGGCGGCGCTATCTCGTACTGGCCATCCTTGATAGCCTTGTACATCTCTATTCTCTTTTCCGGTTTGCACAGCTGGAACAGCACATTCTCAGGCACATCCTTTACGATGCCCTTGGCAATAGCATACTCCCACCGTTCAAACTCGAAAAACATCTCCAGCAGTTTATCTTCCATAGCCATAATCGTTTTATTCGTCACACACTGCGATGGCATTGTCAACCAGCGTCTCCATGCGCCAGCCGCAGATAGCCATCAACACCTCGTCCACCAGCGAAGGGTTTTTCTCGTAGGCCTCTTTCAGCGCACGGAACTTCTTGCGTGGAATCTCGTCGTCGGTAGCAACCTGCTCGGACAGTTGGATAATAAACTCATCCTGTAATTCCTCGTCGTTAGCGATTCTTTCCAGTTTATCTTTCATAATTTAGAGGGTTAGCGGTTAGTAAATTCTTCATTCTTCACTTTTTTCACGCCGCAATCAACTTCTGGATGTCCTCCGGAATGTCGTCGCCGTTTCCAAAAGCCTTTATCATAGCGGCCACATCCTCGGCAGTATAACACTTAGGCTTGTTCTTGGCAGCGTCACGCTCCGCCTTGCGCTCAGCCCACTGGCGTTTCTTCTCCTCCCATCGGGCCTTGCCGTCGCGCTGCGCCTGCTCGTAGATAGCCATACAAGCATCCTCGGCACGGTGCCAGGCATTCACATCACTGGTATTGTAAGCTCCTGCCAGCGCCTTGGCCACCTCCATATAGCGCACCCCGAACATTAGGATGTACACTTTCTCGCCGTTGATATCCCTGCGGTAGGAGGCAGACACATAGCTATGGTTCTGGTCCTTGTGCGACTTCCAGCGCACATCATCCTCGCCGCCAAAGCCGATAATCTGCGGAGCCATATCACCCCTCTTGGTCTTGTAGGTAGAGAATGTAACCTTGGGCAGCTTACCTTTGTCGTCCACGGTGTTCTCCTCGATAACCACGGCGTCCTCCACTTCAGGTTCAGGGTTAACGCTCGTTTCATGGTTCACGGTTAAAGGCTCATGGTTAGACACTTGGGCATTGTTAGCCACGTTCTTACTCTCGCTCTTCTGATTCTTCTTAATGTTCAGTTTCATAATTCACATTCGTTTAAAGTTTCACATCTTACTTCTTCCCTCTTCCCTCTTACTTCTTATATCTTCAGGTCAAACACCTCATTCAGCGTCTGCACAAAGGCCAAGTTCTGTGGCAGGATATTAGGCATATCCGTGCGTGCCACCTTGTAGATGGTGGTAGCACCCTGATAGATGTCATACACCGTCATAGGACGTCCGTTCAGCGCACGCTCCGTCTGCACAATACACTGGTCCAGACGGTTCAGCTGACTGGCATCCATGGGATAGATAGCCAACTTACCCGTCACCTGAGAGCGAATGCTGGCATCGCGACTGGCGTACTTAGCGTACAGATAGCGCAGATAGCCCATTAGCATCAGCACGTGCTCGTCCGTCAGCTCATACTGCTGCATTCGGCGCAGCGCCTCCATGTCGTCCACAAAGCGATAGCCCTGCAGCATCAGGTTTACCATACCCAGGAACTCCTGCGTACTAACCGGCTTGCGGTTGCCATAGCTGCTGACAAGGTGACTGGCTCCCAGAATAGTCTGATTGCGACACGCATGACAGTGCGCGCCAATAGCCACTTGCAGGCCCTGCTGGTTGGTAGCCACCACAATGTTAGCAACATGGGTATCGGTATGCTGACGGCTCAGTTCGATGTTGCAGAACACGCGGTTAAAGGTAGCAGCCGCAAATGGTATGTTGTCCGTACCCGTTTTCTGCTGGTAAGCATCCTTGATACGCTTATTGATAGCAATACCGTTGCCCTGCGCCTTGTTCACGTTATCAGCCACAAACAGATCCGTGATACGCGCCTCGCCATGATGAGCCTTAGCCATCTGTGTCACCTCTCCAATAAGCTGATAAGCATTGATACCGTTCATAATATCGCCGTTACGGTCTTCGATGTCAGACCCTGCGGCCAGCTGCTGCAGGGTGATACCACGGCTCTTGCCCTCCTTGATAGGAGCGAACCACTCCGTATTGTTGCTGATAGGCGCAATCATAGCGTTCTCGTCTGCACGGCTCAGCAACAGGTCCTCCAGCGGTATCTCCACGGGCTCGTAGGGCTTATAGGTTACATTACTCGGATGATTCACTCTCCTTGCCACTTGACGCTGTGGCATAGCGATAGATGTTCTTGCTGTCATAATCGTTTGTTTTTTTTGAGTTAATAGCCTCTCCCCCTGCCCTCCTCCGTGAGGGAGGGAGAGTTGAAAATTGTTTTTGTTAATCCATGTTACTCGTAATGGAAATCGCAGAGTTTAGTGAGCCAGCCATCCTTAACCACCTTGCAGGATACATCGCACAAATCCTTGCGGCAATAGTGGTGCCAACCACCCAAAGTGATTACCTCTGTCAGCGTAGTACCATTCTTGCCAAGATAGCTCGTCATAGCCCTGCCATGTACACAGCGTTCGTCCTTATGCCATCTACGTGTATCGCTCGAAAACCAGATGTGCGTAGGCTTCTGCAGCTTCCCCTCATCGTCTTTGTAATAGAGCGAATCTTCCAGCACAATCTCCTCGGGCAGTTCCTCGCGCTTAGTGCGTGGCACGGGGTCGTATTCGGGTTTTGAAAATTCCTCCTCAGCCCACTGCTCCAGTCGCTTGCAATAGCCCTCAATCTCCTCGTGGCTTAGGCACGAAGCATCCTTAATGTCATCTGGCAGTTTACGATATAGGTCGCGCATCTCCTGCATCTCGCGCTTTACGCAACCACCCCATAGGCAGTCAGTACGACGACGGCGGCAGTCCCTGCCCTCGTTAAAGAAGCCTTCCATATCAAACTTCAGGCGACTCAGCATCATCAGTGTGTCCTTATGCTGCCCAAGGTGTTCATCTCTCTGTGTCAGCGGAGCCAGCACGTTAGTAGGCGTACAAGGATACAGCCGTACAATCTTGTGTGCAGCCTCCTTACCGAAATAGCTGATAACACACTTCAGTGCCTCGTCATCGTCCATAGATATCATACACTCGTGGTTGTTCCACTCGCAGAAATACACCTCCTGCGGGTCGCACTCCTTTCCTATGCGCTTGCCGCGCTCGTCATAGAACTTAAAGAAGCGGTTAATCTCGCTCTCCGTTCCGTACATACCCGCACCTGCGGAGCATACTTTGTCACCCTCTTTCAGATAGCCGTCTCGGATAAGGCGCTTGCGCCCCTCCTCAAACTGCTTCTCTCCAAAGGCAAAGAACACGCCATAGTGAACAGCTTTCGGCTCTTCACTCTTAATCTCATAATAGCGCTTGATAGTCTTGGGCTTAATCATACATATTCCGCCCTCACTATTATCCCAGTTCTGGTAATACCTGACGCCGTTAGCAGTTTTTACGGGCTGCTTAACACCGTTAATTGTAATAGTCTCCATAACGATTCTGTTTTTTTGTGGTTATATACTCAACGCCTCGTATTCTGCGGGTGTTTCATAGCGGTCATGCACCTGTACAGGGCAGCAACACGTAGTACCCATAGCCTCCGCCAACGGTGCATTACTCGTATAGATAAAGTTTCCGCCGAACATAGGACCGCACATTCCTTGCGGCTTAATAAGCGGAGCTGCATAGTTATGCTGCTCACCCCATAGCGTGCGCTCCACCAGTACCAGACACCCGTCAGGGTCTATACCGTTGCCTGTACAATGCTGCAATGCTTCCTCCCTGGTGCAGCCATAAAATAGGGTCATTCTATCATGACGGGATGTTACACCGCCATTTGTGCAGTCTCCTCCATCTGCGGAACGATACACATCAACTCGTACTTGTTTCATAGTCGTAATACTTTTGAGTTCCGTTAAATTTCACACATACTGCGCACCATCTGTTTCAGCTCGTCGGCGGTAGTCACACCACGGCGACGGAACTCCTTGTTCAGCGAAGCCGTAGTCAGGTACTGCGGGCAGGCATAGTACTCCTCGGGATAGACCACACGGATAGCTCTATACTCACCCTCGCCCCAGTCGTAGTCGCCATTGTCCTGGGCATCCAGCATAGCGTCCAGCCCCACGTTCAGGCGGTAGCCACGCTCGCTCATAGTCACAACTTCAGCTTCAGCCTTGAAGCCAAGCTCCTTTGCCGTTTTGTTGATAAAGGCGGCAAACACCTTAGATACTTTCACTTTCATACTTCACGCTGCTTTAGTGGTTTCGTACAATAATTCAGGGTTGTCCTTTACGCGGTCGTATGTGTCGCGGGTATCAACCTGAAAAAAGAAATTTCCTTTCAGGCACTCCATTGACGCACCGGTATAGCACACGCCGTGAGGGTTCTTGCCCACGCAATAGATTTGGTAAGTGTCCTCTGGATGCGACGGCGAACGATAGGTAAACGCCCTCACATACTCAATAGCACCATTACGATGCACTTTTATAGCCTTTTGCCCGTATAGGGTTTTCAGGTCGCCTTTCAATAACGGTTTCATAGCTCATGCTGCTTGTTTGTTGATAATACACGGACCGCTCTGTACCACCCACATAAGACAGGCTGTATAGAGACGGTCATCCATAGTCTCTCCACGTTCGTCCAGAACACCACACTCGCGCAGGATAGCGTTCAACTCGCACTCCTCCAGTGTGTGTTCTGAGCAATTAACAGGTTTATCACTCGTCACTTTATCCAAGTCCACACTTGGGACAGAGCGCAGATAGCACTCACGCTGGAACTGATAGCCATCAAACTTTGCCATAGTCTTACTCTCCTATCTTTGCGTTAAACTTCTTCCACATCTCGTGTCCAGTAGGCTGATATTCATCCAGTAGCGACTTACTGCCGGAAATATACCACGCAGCATAGACCGTTACACCATAGCCGTCAACCTCCACGTCATCGCTCTTTATGCCCAAGTCCTTGCACATAAGTTGCACGTCGTTCACTGGCGCAGGCGACACGTCGGGATGCTCCTCTGTCACATAGATACAAGCCTCGCCCGTCTCTTCCAAATCGTCTACACTCGCGCCCATCCGATAGTTGGCTGCAATATGCTGCAAACCCCACTTCAATACATCAATCTTCTTCATAAGGCTATAATACTTCTTTTAGTCCGTTCATAAACTCTTCGGTAGCGGCAGAGTTACCCCTGTCCACGTAGTCCTCTACGGCTGCAATGGTATCTTCCTGTCCCAATTCCCAGCCCTCCATAACGTTTTGCAGATAGTCGCATTCGCGCTTCTCGCTTGTCAGGTAATAGCCACACACTTCGCGGTCGGCGCATTTTGCGCAGATAGCGCTTTTCCGTTCTTCTTTTTTCATGATGAGTTTCAGTTTGTAAGTTACGCTAAAGCCTAAAGTCTAAAGTCTATTCCTCATTCTTCATTCTTCACTTGCGAGCAAAGCGAGCGCTACGCCAGCATTCCGTCGAACGGGTCCCACGTATAGTTAATCTCGTGCGCCATGTCTTGAACGGCAGCCTTAGCACACTCGTCCATAGCAGGGGCAGCCAGAATGGCAGCAGCCATAGACACAATAATAGCACTCTCAGTAGAACTCTTCACCCTCTTAGGCGTGTTCTTCCAAATCTTCTTAACAATAGTTTTTTTAGCTTTCATAATGATTGATTTTTTGATTGATGTTTACAAAAAAGGCGTACCGCACAGATGCAGCACGCCCGATAGAATGGTCAATGTTCAATGACATTCACGCAGCCTTCTTATAGGCATAGTCTTCGTCTTCATTTTCGTTTGCGGTTTCGTTAGCGGTTCCTGCACTGCGCAGCGCGATAGCAGCCCCACCCATGAATACACACGCCATAATACCGTTGGCGATAGTGTCGCCACTTGCACATACCATGCCCAATACAAGCATGATAGAGCCGAAAATCATTCTCTTCATTTTGGTAGAGTTTTAGTTAATTTTTCGTTCTGATTTCGTCCGCATAGTCAGCGGTAGATTCCCCGTACTCCCAGCACACATCGTCTATGCGCTCCTGAGCGATGGCGATAGCATCGTCTTTACTCTCCGCTTCCACCTCGATAGTGCCGTTGTAGATACAGGTACAATTCACAATATACTTCATGGCAAATACTGTTTTAGATATTCCACAATCTCCTCGTCCGTAGCATCGCGGCGCAGCAGAATCGCAGGCACATAGAAGAAAATATCCTCGTCCAGCTTCACAGCATCGTAGTCCCCGCGCTGCCACGCCTGCTCGATAGCGTCCCACAGAGTGTCCTCTGCCACATCCATCTGGGCATACTCATCGCCCTCGAATGTAGGAACACCCCTAACGTCCAGTGTGCGGACAATATAGTCCACACCCTTATAGCTGATAGATGATTTCTGCATAGTTGTAAATGTTTAGGGGTTGATAATCTGATAATTTGTGCCATGTGAGGACTCAAACCTCATGTATGTTCAAGTAGAATACACTCATGGCGCCCGATTCATTCTCATAATGTCAACAGGCACTCATAGACAGATAGATAAATAAGGTAAAGCCATGCAGGGGTACACGTACCCCCGCAATGACTGATAGACCACTTACTCCACTGGAGTAGCGGTCGCCCTGATAGCTTCGCCCTTAGGCTCTTCGCCGATAGGGTCGCAAATAGGCTCGTCGGGCTTTACCTTAGCTTCAATCATAGTCCATAAGCTTTTAAAGTTAGTAAAATATCCAATACGTGTTGCGGATAGAGTCCACCTGCGACATAGGCATAGTTACCCATGCCGCAGGATCGTTAGTTCCAAATCGTTAATACTTGTCTGTACTTCCTCGTGCCCGCCATAGGAATCGAACCTACACCATACGCACGTTAGTGCGCACAGTATCGCCAGATAGTGCGGACTGATAGTGTTAATAAGGTCTTGACTTGCATGTAACTGTGATATAGCTGTTTGGGAAGCGCTTGGTAGCGATAAGCATACGCGCTCCCTTTTCGATACGGTCCGATGGGCGCTTGCGCGTGCGATAGCCCTTGCATTCCCTTACAATTCTATGCCTCTTAGTGTGTTGTAGCCGATAGTACGCATTCTTTGCGTTCACTTCATGCCTATAGGCACATAGTTCCTGATAGGCTTGCTTTCTCTCGCTTTCAGCAAGCAGAGAGCGCTCGATAAGCGCCCTCTGCCTTTCATAATACTCGTCATGTACCATAGTTGTCAGTCAGATAGGGTTTAGTCCCATACATCATTAATGTTCGCATTTACCTGTACCTTAGACAACTTGCCGTCGTTGTTCATAATCACATAGAGACCAGCAGCTTTCTGCTCTTCATACTTCTTCTGACTTGCAGCAGCTTTCTTAATCTCTTCCTCGATAGAACGGCTCTGTTCCAATACTTTCACGATAGTACGGGGACCCCAGCCAAATTCGCCAATACGTACCTTACGGTAAACCTTGCATGATTGTGCACTTTCTCCCTTGATTTTCTTGTCAGCCTCTTCGCTCGTATAGAGTGAATAGTCTCTCTCTCCAGTCTGGGGGTCTTTGATAGTAACCGTTACTACACGGTCAACGTACACATAGGTTGCTTTCACGTGACCGTCATCGCCCACCATTTTCAGGGAGTCGTCAACTGCCTTATTGAACGTAGCAGGTGTGTAGCCCATACAAGACTTGCCACGATACAGAGGTTCCATACCCAGCTTGCTAATCTGCTCGCGCTTGGTAATCTGATGTTCTGTGATAGTTCCGTCACTTCCCCTTGTCTTGAGCTTATAGCCTGCATCATGGTTCAGAGCCTTTAACTGCGCAGCCAGAGTCATAGAGCTTTCAATAACTGCCTTGTTCAATCTTCTCTCGTTTGCTAATTCTTGCTTTGTCATAATTGTAAAGTTTTTGAGTTTGACATAAAGTTTATCTGCATAACGCATTGAAAGCATAGGCAGAGTCGAACTGCCTATGCCCATAGAGCGCACAGATATGCAAGTATTAACGAATAATCAAAGTTTTTGTGTATCTCTGTTTTTACCCCGTAGGGCTGTGTTACCTCACACGCCAATATTGCACAGAGAATCGGTGTACCTCATACCTACACCCGAACAATTCGGGGACACATAACACATAGGTGTTATTTTCAGATATGGCATACAATCTTTATAATATGTTATGTACACCACTAATCTTCTATCAGTTTTTAGCGGTGTACCATATTGCAAAGATACTCTGTATATACCGCTAATCTTCTATCAGTTTTTAGCGGTGTACCATATCTAAGGTACTTTTGAAAATTCCAATTTTACCACGCTTTGCACATTATCTATTGAAAATTAGGGAAAACGTTTCGTCTTATTCCTTTGAAAATCAAGATGTTTATTTTTTTCGTCCGAATTAGTTTTCTTGTCTCTGTCTTCGTGTTACTTTTGCCATCATTTGGGTAGGTCTTACATTTTGCACGAATTATCAATAGCATTGTTTAGCTATACCGCTTATTACAATTAATGCTATTATTTGGATTCTTCATTTATAAGTCTGTCAATGTATGTGTAACACCGCTGTGTTATTTTCACAATGCAAAGGTATGGCGCTTTTTTATATGCTGCAAATATTTTCCAAAAAAAATGCACTTTTTTTGAAAAAAAAATTTTCACACATTATTATATACGTGCGTACATTATATATGCTATATGTGTGTGACTGGCGGAAAATATGTCTATCTGAAAATCATTTTTTGTTGTATGGCGGTTATTTTGATGTTCTAATATGTGAAGCACCCCACCACTTGTTTTCTGTTAATGTTTTAGTAAGGGCAGGTATGTGAATATGCTTTGCAATTTATTAGTAATATGCTATTAACTTATTAGCACATCATCTTCTCTCAACTTATTAGTAGTCATTTGCGGTGTGAATTATATTAATAATGTAATATGGAATATGTAATGTGTAATGATGTAGTATGTAGTATGAAGGATATGGTATGTAATGTATAGTTGCCGTACTTTGTAGTATGTAGTTCTAATTTGATGGCAGGAGCATATATGGACACTCCTTTTGGCGTAGCTAAATGGAGTGTGCCCCCAG